ATCCGGTACCTCGAGCTGCGTCTTTATACGACGGCGGTGTATACATTTACGCTAACAAATGCACACACGTAGGGTATTTCTCCCTTCTTTTTGCCTTGTTGTTCTTTTCAAATAACCAAATCGCAGGTCTTAGTAGCGATCGTCATCCTTTCGGGTAGTGGTTAAGCACCTTTGCGGCAAGGTTTTCCATCCCTGTGTACACGTAGACCAGGTTTAGAGCGCACGAAATTGAGCCTGCGCTAGCCAAAAACCGCTTTATTTTGCCTGAGATTGTTCTAGTAGACGCTGTCTAAGTATATTTGATCCGCCGACTCTGACGTTTATAATGCCATTATAATAGTCATCAGTTTCTAAAACTCTGCGTTCAAACTGCTCTCGCGCTTCTAAATATGATAGTTCTGCCTTGGACTTGCAAAGGTAAAGTATTTCTCTTGTGAAATTTTCCGGCCCTAATGTTTGAACGTCTGCGTTTAACCTATCAGATGAACCATAGTATTCACGCCAATCGCTTTCTACTACACTTCTTCTTTTGAGTTTTTTGCCTTTGAGTGGGGGCTTGGTACGTTTGAATTGTGCTAATTTCTTGCCTATGTACTTCTGTCCGGTGGTTTTATTCGTGATTATATAAACAAAGCCAATATAGCCTTCTGGTATTTCGTCTATTATTTGATTTTGAAACGTCCATTGCACTCTTTAATTAGTTAAAGCTTCTTGCCTCTCATGCCTTTTCTGGATTCTCGTTGTGTCTTGCGTTTGTCTTGTATTTCTACTCGTAGTATTGATGCCTGTGTGCGTATTTCTGATAGCCATGATCTTGCCTTGATGCCTGCTTCGTCGGATTTTTTGTGATGAAATCGATCCTGCCATTTAAAGTATTCTTGAAAGGCATGGATCATGCGATCGTGTGCGTCTGAACTCATGCCACGATCTCTATATCATTAGAATAACTAGTAAATCCATTTTCCTTGATCACTTTCAGCACGTGATTAACTCTGCTGGTTAGGTCGTCTCTATGCGAAATCAAGAACACGTTCTTGTCACGTTCACGAGTCATGCGTTTCAACACAGCAATACTAGATTCAACACCACTAGCATCCATGCCTGAATCCACAAGTTCATCAATGAACAGCAAGTTGATACTGGTGTATAGGTTTTCCCATACATCACGGAATGCCCACGACAAAGATAAGATCAGTCTATTACGTTCACCACGGCTTAGATTGTCAAAATCTAGATCCTGCCCCAGCTGTGTGATAATCACAGTCAAGTCATTCTGAAATTCTACTGTGTGAGGCAATCCAATCTTGTCCAAATAGTAGGTCAAACGTTGATTCAAGAACGCAAGATTCTGATCTATTATTCGTTTGCGAACAAAACTATCTTTGTTGGTCAACAATTTATGCAAGAACTCTTGGTGGTCTTTAACACGCACCAACTCGTTGAGTCCGTTCCAATCTATTTCCTGTACGGCTGTTTCTTTAAGTTCAGTGATTTGATCATCATATGGATTTTCTTCAGCATTCTTGATAGTGATATCACGTTCTAGTCCGCCCAAGGTGTTTTTATGATTCAATGCTTGTTCGAGATTGTCATACACTACTGTAGGACACACACCTAGTTCACCTAGTTCAGCAAGAGCAGCGGTATGTTCGATATACTGTGAATTAGTTGCTAATGCCTGTAATGCCGCTTCTTGTAGATCTTTGCGTTTCTTTTCTAACAGTGCTACCTGTTTGTCGTCGTGAAAGCCCTGACCACAACTGTGACAGGTGTGATTTTCTAAACTGGCAATTTCGACTTTCAGTCGATCCATGTCCTTGACTTCACGAGCTTCATCTAGTTTACAACGATTGATCCAATTATTCAATTCGTTGATGGCTTTGCGCTTGGTATTATAGACGTCCAATGCTCGATGAGCCTCGATCTCTTGATCGATATCTATGTCCATGAGTTTTTCAATGGCCTTTGCTAGATTGGTCATTGAGGTTTCTTTTTGTTCTTCCCACATACGCTGTTTGCGTATCAGCGACTCAATGCTTTGTTGTATTCTTTCGTTGCTGGCTTTGACAGTTTCTATTCTTGTGTTTTCTGTCGCAATGCTGTCTTTGCTGATCTTAATTGCATCTTTGAGAGCTTCTGCTTTTTCTGACAGTATGGTAATACCCAGCAATTGTTCGATGATAGCACGTTGATCTGCTGCCTTCATACTCAAGAACGGTTCAGTGTAGGTGTTCAAGGCAATGAGATGTTTGAACATTTCGTGTTTCATACCAAACACTTCTTCAATGGCCTTTTGTGTTTCTCTGCTATCGCCTTGACTTTCGTCGAGGTCGCTGAGTTCCTGTTCCTGATCGTTGATGCTGAATCTCAACAGATTAGGTTTACGACCTCGCTCGATGTGATACTTAACACCATCTTTTTCAAATGTAACAGTACACAGCATGCCTTTGCTGTTGATCTTGTTGATCAGATTGTCACGCTTGATGTTAGTCAGTGCTTGACCATAGATGGCATAGCTGAGACCGTTGATGATAGTGGTTTTGCCTGTGCCATTACGAGCTCCGCTGTCGTCACCACCTAGGTCCAGGTTCTCGCCTAAGACCAAAGTAAGTTGTCCGCGATCGAAATCTATGGCCTGAGTCTGATTGCCCACGCTCATAAAGTTGCGTACTGTGAGATTGTTGATTTTAATCATAGTTCGTTATAGATGTCCAACAGTAGTTTTTTGTCATAGGTATCACTGTCTATGTTATTGATCTGATTCATCACAATAGTGTCAACAGATTCAAATGTGATGTCTATGGGATTAACTGCACTTTCTACTTCTACCTTTTCCGGAATCAGCATGAGTTCACGCAGTTTATACTGCGGCATAAACTGTTCTTTGATAAAGTTTGCTTCTTCAAAGGTAATAGGCAAGTCAATGGTCACACGACAATGCATCTTTTCACGCAGCAACTGGTCTGGAGTGTCAATGATCTGACTCAGTTTATAAGTTCTATATATAGGTTGATCAGGCCAAGAATGGTATTCAGGTTTGCCACCCCAATCCATGATCATCATGCCACGATCATCATCACCTGCATCTGCATAGTTGTGCGGGAAAGCATTGCCTATATAGACCACGTTGCCTTTTTGTTGTCGCTTGTGAAAGTGCCCAGTAAACACCAATTCTTGATTCTGAAAGTGTCCAGTCTGGAGTTGACCGTGATCGGGCATCTGCACCATGGCATTCATGTAAAAATGCGGCAGCTCAAGATGTCCGAATATGTATCTGCTTTTGAGTTGTTTTACCGTGGTCCATTCGTCTCCTATCAGCCAAGGCATGATAGTGACATTGCCTTCTGTGTGTAATTCACGTATAGGCACGATGTTAGGAAACAATCTCATAAACTCAACAGAGTTGATTTCACGTTTGTCTTTGTAGAACAGATCGTGATTGCCTAGAATAAAATAGACTTTTTCAAAACTCTGACTGAGTTTTTCCAAGTTTGACACAGTATAATTCATGGTACTCACGTCAGTGGTACTACGATTATGATGCCAATCGCCTAGGAATATGGCTGTTTCGCAGCCTTGTGCTTGGGCTGTGTCACAAAACCAAGACACAAAATTTTCACAGTCTTGATTGTGTGTACGACTTCCGGATTTTAATCCAAAGTGTATGTCAGTGAAGCATGCAACTTTCTTAAAAAGGTTCATAGATTAATTATAACAGAATGTAAATGTAAGGTCAAACTCATTCTAAACTATCTGTGATAGTGACCGGTCCGGGAGCGTTCTTACCACCATTGGCACTGTTTTGGCGTGTCCATGAAGGGTTCATTCCGTTCATTTCTAGAATGTCATCACGGATGTTTTGATTGCGTTTTTCAAGATTGATAATTCTAACAAATGAATTGGTCACAGCAGCGGTATAATAGGCAAACGGATTGTCACTTTTTGATTCGTCAAATTGTAGACCAATCTGGGTAAGCTGAAGTATGGCCTGCCCTTTCATCTCATCGTTGTAGGTGTAACCACGAACGTTGCCTCTAGTGGCGTACCGCTCACAGAGTTTGATAAACATACGAGCTAGGTCATTGGTCATTTGTCCATGATCCTTGGAGAACACGCCTTGATCAAGATCACCTTTCCAATGGCTTTTACCTACACAGACCAAGTTATTGTTGTCGTCGTATTTCCAATGTTGAAACGGTGGAAAGTTTACCTTGTCATGACTGTCTGCGGTGTTCTTTAGAGTTTTCTTGCGCCCTGGAGCCAGCGGGATATGTGTAAAGGTCATCACACGAAACACTAGATCCTGTTTCTGCACTTTTCGATAGTCTACTTCAAATTCTTTGGCCGGCATTTTTTTACCAGCTGCGTACACTGCTGCTTCGTGTGCAGCCTTGGCCATTTTAGATGCTCTATTTCTTTTGGCATCTGCGATAGTGCGTATGTTCAGCTTGTCCAAGGTAGTAACAATCAGATCGTATTCTTCGTACGCAGGATCGGTGAAACTACAGTAGGTATTTTTGCTTAGGTGTATTTCTCTTAATAGATCTTTGTTGGTTAGATACTTAATTTTAGGCACAATCATTAGTTAGAATTCTCCGTTATATGTTATATAATAGCACATTTTTATCATAATAAATAGTCTATATGACAAGGAAATCTGCTCAAAATGGCTCGAAAGACTTATCCTGAAACCCCGCAAGAAGAAGCTGATAGAATCAATCGTGCCAGTGGCGACCCTACTGGTATTTCTGCTGCACAAGTGGCCAACAATCGCTCAATCAATGAAAAAGCAACAGCGTTTTTTGGCGTCGGAGCATCTACTAAACCGTCCTCGGGTCCAGGCAGTAATCCTGTGGCACCTTTTTCATTGTTGACAGCAGCCATTTCAGACAGCTTTGCCCAAGCTACCAACGAAGGACAAGCTGCTCTACAAAGTGCGTCGTCAGATATGTCAAAACTCAAACTAGACGAAAAAGCTGCTGAACTGTCAGGCGGATCCAAATCAGGATTAAACCAGATGGCTGGTGATATAAAAAACTTTGGTAACAGTGCCATGGGTGGAAATGTCACAGTGAACAGTGCAGTTAGTGGAGCAGTAGATAAATTAAAATCGTATGCAGGTTCAACTAGTAACATAGCAGCAGATATCTCCGGAACACTTAATAAACTCACTGGCGGCAATCTTGCAGGCGGATTAATGAAAGCTGCCGGCAGTTTTAGTGCAGCTGCCGGCATGCTCAACAATATACTTAGTCTCAAACGTGGGGTCAACGTTCCAGCGGGAGCGCAGACATTCGTTCCGCAAGGAGAAGCCATACAACTCAATGTTGGCAATGCAGACGATTGGCGTGTGCGCATAACCTGTGAATGGGGTATTTTCAACAGTTTGTTGTTTCAGCAGCTCAAAGACACCGGCGGTGTAGTCTGGCCGTATATTCCCAGTGTCACAGTCAGCACCAAAGCAGAATACTCTACTATTCCGATCACACATGGCAATTATGCTCAGTATAGTTATAAAAACAGTGTGGTAGATGATATCACTATCAGCGGAGAATTCAGTTGCGAAACCAACGAAGAAGGCTCCTACTGGATTGCAGCAACCACCTTTTTTAAAACAGCTACGAAAATGTTTTTTGGACAAAGCTCACCAGCAGGCAATCCCCCGATCATCTGTATACTGTCGGGATATGGTGCTCGCATATTTGAAAATGTTCCTGTTGTTATAAAATCTTTTTCTGTGGATTTCAAAGATGATGTAAGTTATATTCGATGCGATCCGTTCGATAATGGCAAATATACTTGGGTTCCGACACTTAGTACTATAACTGTGGTAGTGGCTCCTGTTTACACCAGACAAGGTCTAAGACAGTTTAATCTTCAAGACTACGCTCGTGGCCAAATGGCTACTAAGAACGGCGGCGGATATATCTAATGGCCAATTATAATAAAAACAGTCCTTGGGCAGATACTAGACAAAATAATTTCTATCTTGATTTGTTAGAAATAAGACCTGTGCCTTCTGAACCAGATGATTTTCGTTATGTGATAGAAAATCAATATAGACATCGACCTGACTTGCTGGCCTATGATGTATACGGTAGTGCAAAACTATGGTGGGTGTTTGTTCAGCGGAATATGAGTGTATTGAAAGACCCCATCTATGATTTTGAACCAGGGGTAGTAATATATCTACCTAAGAAAAATAATCTGCAAAAGTTCCTAGGAGTATAAATGGTAGCAAGATTTATTCCTACAGGTCAAGAATTAACTTATAAGCCAGACGGTTCGGTAGCACTGACAGGTTCTCCGGCTATTTCAGTGCCACAAGGCACAGCAGAAAATGTATCTAATCAAGATCCCACCAGACCGTCGAATCCGTTAAGAGGTGGTTTTCCGACACAGAAATCAAACATCAAACCCACTGCTAGTTCCAGTAGGCCAGATCCAAATAAATTGGTCAAAAACCCCATGGAGGTATTTGCCAGCTCTAACATTTTGTGGACCCTGGCCTGTCTTACTCCTGCACAATTTAATGATCCTCGGTCATATAGAAATAGTCCCGGTGAGTTAACGAACATTGTGTTTTCAAGTGGCGGTAGGTTTGATGCCCAAAGACAAAAAATTTTTATAAGTCCGTCCTTGGTTACGCAAGCGCCTGAATATTATATCAACAATTTTGTAATGAAAAACATCATTGGAGCCAATGAAGCCACGGGAAATTCCAATGCAGTAAAATTTGAGTTTGACGTTATCGAGCCGCATTCTATGGGATTGTTATTACAGAGCATGCAGGCCGCTGCAATAAATGCAACTTATCTAAGTTACATGGATAATGCTCCTTTTGTATTACGCATGGACATACAGGGGTTCGATCAACTGGGTAGAATTATATCAAATATCAAACCCAAGTTTTTTGTACTAAAATTGACCGGAGTCAAATTTTCAGTTAACGAAGGCGGCAGCACATATAAAGTTGAGGCCATACCTTATAATCATCAAGGATTTTCAAGCTCGGTTAATATCTCTTACAGCGATGTTAAACTTTTTGCCAGCGGACAGGGACATGTGTTTGATATATTAGCAAGAAGTGGCGAGGGCAGTCTAGTAAATTTTTTAAATGCCATTGAAGAAAAACTTTTAAAAGATGAAGAAATAAGAGTAAAAGATGAGTATGTGATACAGTTTCCTATACTTTCTAGTGATTGGAAAAGTTCAGCAGGCAACCAAGCAGAAATAAAAAAAGCCACCGTTAATCCCAATGAAAAAGAACAGATAAAAGCAGTTCCTGCCTCTCTGATCAAGATTGATCCTCAACTATTAGATCAAAATAGCATAGCATCGGCCGGTTTTGGATTTGATCAAAATTCGGGAGGAAGACCGTTGTTCAAGCGTGCCGGTGACCAATACGATGAAAAAACCGGTGTGATGATTAGAGACGGCATGACTATTGATCCTAAAAAACGTGCTTTTCAATTTGCTCAATCTCAATCTCTAACATCAATTATAAATCAGATCATTCTAAGTTCTGAATATGCCACCGAAGCTATTGATCCAAAATATCTTACCCCACAGGGATATATCAAATGGTTCAAGTTAGATGTACAGATAGAATTATTAAAACTTGACGACCTCACAGGTGATTACGGCAAAAGAATAACTTTCAGAGTAGTTCCTTATTTTGTGCATCAAAGTTTATTTCTCCCTGCTACTTCTGCACCCATAGGATATTCAGAATTACTGAAAGATGTAGTGAAAGAATATCAGTATATCTACACCGGACAAAATGTTGATGTTCTAAGTTTTAACGTGCAAATTAACAATTTATTTTATTCAGGAGCCGTTCCCAAGAAAGAATCAGAAGCGGCCAAAACTGCGACACAGGATCAAAATCGTGGAGAAAAATTACCTTCTTCCACAAGCACCAACAAAGGACAAGCCCCTGAGGTACAGGCAGCACAAATGGGACGATCAAGACCCAAACGCGATGCAGAATTATTGAAAGGGTACAAAGGTGGTTCTGATCAAAAAAGTGTTGAACAAAATGTTGCAGAAACTTTTCAACAGAAATTCATCAGCGGCAACAGTGCTGATTTGGTTACCATAGACTTGGAAATTCTAGGGGATCCTTATTGGTTGGTAGATTCAGGAATGGCCAATCATTTTTCCTCGTCAGTTGCACCTACTGATCAAATCACTGAAGATGGCACAATGAATTATGAAAGCGGAAATGTTTATATCTATCTTACATTCAGGACACCGATTGACGTTAACACAACAACTGGCCTGTATGATTTTTCACAAATTGCCGAGGACAGTCCGTTTGGCGGTATATATCGTATTGTTCAGTGTGAAAACACATTCAGTGACGGTAATTGGAAACAAAAATTAAAATGTATAAGAATGCCTGGACCGCAAGGACCTGAAACTGTCAAAGTTGAATCAGATAATAAATCTCCAGTGGCAGCCAAGGCTGATACTCCAGCCACTAAAATAGGTCCAAAAGAACCTCCTAAAACTTCACCTATTGATAACAGTTCTGGAAATTCAAGCGTTACCGGATCAGGTCAACGGGCATCTGCAGATCCTCGACGTTTAGATGCACCGAGATCAGGGGGTGGATCAGGTCAACGGGCATCTGCAGATCCTCGTCGTTTAGATAATAAAGCAACTACAACTACAACATCAGACCAAGCACCGCGTGTGGTTGGATTTAGATATTACAGAGACCTAGGACAAAAATAATGGCAGAATTATCAAGACCATCAGTTGATGATGAAGGCAGACGTGGCGGGTTAACCACAGGCATATATGTTGCTAGGGTGATCAGCCATCTTGATCCTTCATTTATGGGATCTATAGAAGTGAATCTTTTAAAAGATCAGGCCAACACCGCGGGCGATGATAGTCAAACTTTTATTGTAAAGTATGCATCACCATTTTTTGGATACACTCCATTTGAGTTTATGGGTAAAAACGACGGTGCTAAATCTACCATCGACGGATTCAGCGACACACAAAAATCATATGGTATGTGGTTTGTACCTCCGGATGTTGGTGTCAACGTGTTGGTGCTATTTGTCAACGGTGATCCAGCTTCGGGCTATTGGTTTGCTTGTGTGCCGGGAGTAAACATCAACCACATGGTACCGGCTATTGCCGGTAGTACAGTAAACAGCCTTGATGCTGAAGATAAAAAACGATACGGAAACACCGCATTGCCTTTGCCAGTGGCAGAAGTTAACAAACGTATCAACGGTGATGTACAAGAAATTGATCCAGAAAAATATCCCAGAGTAGTTCACCCCATAGCAGACAGATTTCTTGAACAAGGTCTGCTAGAAGATGATGTGCGAGGATTCAACACAAGTTCACCTAGACGAGAAGCTCCTAGCATGGTGTTTGGTATTAGCACTCCGGGTCCGCTCGATCGCAGAGTTGGCGCTAAAAAACAAAAAATAGGCAAGGCAGATAGCCAAGCAACTGTGCCAGTAAGTAGATTAGGCGGCACTCAATTTGTCATGGATGACGGAAATGATAGGTATCATCGAGCAACATCAGCTGCTGAAGGCCCAGTAAAATACATTGATCTATTAGATCCTGCTAACCAGAAAAAAGGTGACACCGGTGCTGCAACAATTCCGGCTAGTGAATATTTCCGAGTAAGAACTAGAACTGGGCATCAGATATTGATGCACAATTCAGAAGATTTGATCTACATAGCCAACGCTCGAGGCACCGCTTGGATTGAATTAACCAGCAACGGCAAGATAGATATATTTGCCGAAGACAGCATCAGTGTGCATACACAACAAGATCTCAACATACGTGCAGCGAGAGACATAAATCTAGAAGCTGGCCGAAATATAAACATGAGAACCGAAACAGGCAAATGGCATGTAGAAATAGCCACCGACATGGAGTTTCTAATCAATGCAGATGCCAAGCTCACAGTAGGTGCTAACCTTGACATACTAGTAGGAGCCAAGACTAAGATATCTACTAAAAACGATCTTGACATAGCAAGTTCAGCAGAAACAAAGATCAGTTCCACAGCAGACATCAGCATCGGTAGCAGTGCAGAAGTCAAGATTAACGGTACTAAAATCAATCTTAACGGTCCTAATAATGCAGAAACTGCTGTTGCTGCAGACTTTGTCAAACCCTACGATCTGCGTGACAATCCGGCCACAAGTTCAGCTGCAGGCTGGGACAAAAAATATCAAGCAGGCACAGTGAAAAGCTTCATGAAGCGCATCCCTATGCACGAACCATGGGTGTTGCATGAACACCGAGCACCAGATTTACTCACTCCAGACAAAACAGATAGGAATACTTAATAATGGCTACTAGACTATACAATCAACAGACAGCAGCACAGCGTTCTGCCACAGTAACGCAGAATCAAGGACAATTTACCTACAAGGGATTTAGTTCTAGTGAAGCTAATAAGAATTTCAAACTCTATGATATTAATCTAGTCAAGCAAGATTTGATAAATCATTTCTATATTCGAAAGGGTGAAAAATTAGAAAATCCAGATTTTGGCACAGTGATCTGGGACATGCTGTTTGAACCATTCACGCCTGACGTCAAAGAAATCATCGCCAAGGATGTAGAAGCTATCATAAACTATGATCCTAGATTTGCAGTAACTGAAATTAACATAGACAGCACAGATCAAGGCATGCGTATTCAAGCAGATCTGGTGTATATTCCTTTTAATATCAATGAACGTATGACTTTGAACTTTGACAAAAACAGTAATGTAATTAACTAAGCATATTATTTTTAAGGGTAAATATTGGTATGACCACAACCAGCAGACAAAACAATCTCATACTGAATCAAGATTGGACCAGGATCTATCAGACGTTTAAAAACGCTGATTTCCGTAGCTACGACTTTGAAAATCTGCGTAGAGTTATTATCACATACCTACGAGAAAACTACCCAGAAGATTTTAATGATTATATAGAATCCTCAGAATACATGGCATTGATAGATGCTGTAGCGTTCTTAGGTCAAAGCCTAGCATTTCGTATAGATCTTGCCAGCCGTGAAAATTTTATTGAATTAGCAGAAACCAAAGAAAGTGTGCTGCGTATTGCTCGTATGCTTAGTTACAATGCCAAACGCACTGTAGCGTCAAGCGGACTGTTAAAGTTTGCAACAATATCCACTACTGATACTCTCGTAGACAGCAACGGAAAAAATTTAGCGCAACAGTTAATAACTTGGAACGACCCCACAAACGCCAACTGGTTAGAACAGTTTCTCACTGTGTTAAACAGTGCTATGGCAGACAACACAGAATTTGGCCGCAGCCAAGGTTCCGCCACGATCCAAGGAATCCCTACAGAACAATATAGATTCCGAACGGTTAGTGCAGATGTGCCTTTGTTTTCGTTTACCAAGACTGTGGCCAGCAGAGGTATGAGCTTTGAGATAGTTAGCACAGCTTTTAAAAACAGCGAAAACATCTACGAAGAGCCACCCGTGCCTGGCAACCAAATGGGATTCATCTATAGAAACGATGGATCCGGACCAGGTAGTGCTAACACAGGATTTTTTGTTCAGTTCAAACAGGGTACATTGGAGTTGGCAGATTTTACAGTAAATGTACCCACCACCAATGAAAAAATTGCTGTCGACGCAGGTAACATCAACAATGATGATGTGTGGTTGTTTTCCTTAAACTCACAAGGCGCACAACTCGAAGAGTGGACCAAAGTATCGTCTTTGGTAGGCAACAACATTGCCTATAACAGCGTCACACAAGACATACGCAACATCTATGCTATTAATACCAAAGAAGATGACAACATAGATCTTGTGTTTGCAGACGGCGTCTACGGAAATTTACCACAGGGGTCTTTTAGAGTATTTTATAGAACCAGCAATGGTTTATCGTACACCATATACCCTAATGAATTAAGGGGTATTAATATTTCTGTGTTGTACAGAAACAAAAACAATGTTGAACACACGTTGACCATCGGGTTGGCCTTGCAGAGCACTGTGGCTAATTCTGCTGCCTCTGAAGACATAGACAACATTCGTGCTAATGCACCTGCGGTCTATTACACTCAGAATAGAATGATAACTGCAGAAGATTATAATCTTGCACCGTTGTTGGGTTCACAGAATATTGTAAAAATTAAAGCAGTGAATAGAACATCTAGCGGTATCAGCAGAAATTTTGACATCATTGATGCTACTGGAAAATACAGCAGTATTAATGTATTTGGAGACGACGGATATCTTTACAAACAAGAAGATGAATCTGTACTGTCATTTAAATTTGCCAGCAGAATAGATATCATTAATTTTATTAGACGCAGTGTAGAACCGGTATTTACAGACACAGAAGTTTATAATTTTTATTTTACAAAGTTTGATAAGATATTATTCACTGATATTAACACGGTATGGCAGTCTGTTACCACTGCTACCAGCACAGGATATTTTAAAAATGTGGTAGATAATGCTCAACTCAAGGTTGCCGGGTATTCTACTAGCAACTTAAAATATGTGTTAGTTAATGCAGCAGTGAAGTTTGTTCCGCCTACCGGATTTAAATTTAAAAAAGGAAAATTAGTTGCTACCAACATCAACGATGCTGATCAAACAGATTACATATGGACAAAAATTGTCAAGATCACAGGCGATGGAACATATGTCAAAGGGCTAGGACCAATAACACTCAGCGATCTAGTGCCCACTGGCGCTGTGGCTCAACGTATAGTGCCAAGATTTGTCAGCGACTTGCCTGTGGCACTTGAAACTGAAATTGTCAATCAAGTGTTTGATAATCAAACGTTTGGACTGAGATATGAAATTACTGAATCTCAATGGAAGTTGATCACTGCCAGCAATTTAAATCTAACCAATGATTTTACTTTGGGTAAAGCTGGAGATACTACCAACACCAACATAGACAGTTCTTGGGTCATAGCCTTGGTTAAACAGCCCGACAGCTATATCGTGAGAATTAGAAAGCAGTCGTATATCTTTGGTAGCTTACAACAGAATAGATTTTATTTTGACAGCAATGAGAAACAGTATAATGATCAAGTAGGCGCAGTGGTTAAAGATCAGATTTCTGTGTTGGGAATTAATACCAGCAAGGATGGTATCACTGAGCTTAAACAAGATGTGCCCTTTGAAATCAGTGATACCATAAAGTTCGATGACGGCTTTGAAAGCACCAACGAAATTAAATTAAGTTTTAGAGATGCCGACGACGACGGAGTTGTTGACAATCCTGAATCATTTGAAAACATTGTAGGTCTAGATCAAGATTTAAATTTCTTATTTTTCCTATCCTCGAACGATGTCTACGGAACAGAAATTAAAACACTCATAGACAACTCAAATGATTTAATTTTAGTTAGACAAAAAGAAGCTGGAATAACTTTCAATGACACTGTGACATATCCTGATCAGCAGTTGATATATTTTTATGATTCTGCTGAAAACATTGTTAAACGAGTAAATCGTACCACTAACACTTTAGACATAACCAACGAATACACAGCAGTCATTGGTAGAAGAAATCTTAAATTTCAATACACTCACAACGCCAGTGTGGATAGAAGGATTGATCCTTCTACCAGCAATATCATTGACATCTATCTGCTAATTAGAAGCTACGATGAAAGTTATAGAATATATCTTGCCGGCGGCACTGATACAGAACCAGTTGCACCTACTAGTGACGCATTGAGAACAACATTTGGCACAGCACTATCATCGATTAAATCTATCAGCGATGATATAATATATCATCCTGTGAAATACAAAGTGCTGTTTGGATCTAAAGCAGATCCTAAACTACAGGCAGTGTTTAAGATTGTTAAGAATCAAAATCGTTCGATCAATGACAACGATCTCAAAGTTAGAGTAATCACTGCTATCAACATTTTCTTTGATATCAACAACTGGGACTTCGGCGACAGATTTTACATGGGCGAACTAACCACATATATTTTAAACACAGTGTCTCCAGACCTTGCTAACATAGTGATAGTGCCAAAACAATCTAATCAATCATTTGGTAGTCTTTTTGAAATACAAAGCAGATCAGATGAAATACTGATCAGCGCAGCCACAGTGGACGACATAGAAATCGTCTCTGCCATCACCGCATCCGAAATAGGTGCCAGCACCAACTCTATAGTATCAACAACTTATTAATATGGCCGATAAATTTCCTAACAGTCAACTACCAATACGCAGATCAGTAGAACTGCTACCAGTAATTTTTCAAACACCTGCCAATGATAAATTTTTATCCGCGGTAGTTGATCCCTTAATACAACCGGGGGTGTTAGACAAAGTTGTGGGTTACGTTGGACGCAGATATGGCAAGACATATAACAGCAACGATGTGTATGTTGACACAGACGGCACATTGCGCAGCAGTTATCAACTTGAACCCGGGGTGATATTTAAAAATCACGATAAAATAGAAAATTTCTACGACTATATTGATGTTAAAAATCAATTGAAATTTTTTGGAAACACCATCGAACGCGATGACAAGATAACTAGTCAAACGCATTACACCTGGAATCCTCCCATAGACTGGGACAAGTTCATCAACTATCGAGAATATTATTGGGAGCCAACTGGCCCACGAAGTATTAATATCACAGGTCAGAGTGCTAGTATTACCAGCACCTATAAGGTAGTATTAGGTACAACTAAAAATTCATTTGTATTCACTCCAGATGCATATACCAATAATCCTACATTGACTCTTTATCGAGGTCAGACCTACAACTTTAGAGTCAATGCCCCTGCTGAAGGATTCGCAATACGCACTAATTTTGACACAGGCAGTTTACTTTTTCAGCCTAACAGAAGCTATGCACAAGGTAGTCTTGTGGTCTATGATTCAAAACTATGGCGAGCCATTAGAGATGTTACCAGCTTTGATGCCAGCTCAATTACTATAGACAGCCAAGATTGGCAGTATGTAGAATCTGCCAGTGAAGGTTCTGCATTAGACTACGACAACGGAATCACCAACAATGGTGTTGAAAACGGCACCTTGACATTTGTAGTACCATATGATGCTCCTGACACACTGTATTATCAAAGTAAAATAACTCCGGATGCATTTGGTAGGTTTGTCATTGCAGACATAGAAGAAAACACATTTGTTAATGTAGACATTGAGATCATTGGTAAAACCACATATACCAGCGGCAACGGCATCGCATTCAGCAACGGTATGATTGTTGAATTCTCTGGCAACATATTACCTGCTATCTATGCCAAAGACACATGGTTGGTAGAGGGAGTAGGCACAGCCATAACCTTGACTAGATTCAGTGATCTTGTAGTGCCGGTACTCAGCACAGAAGTTCCTGAAGTATTGTTTGACAACGAGGGGTTCGATACACAGCCTTTTGATGATGCCACAGAGTATGCCGCATTCAAAGACTATATTACCATTGCTAGAGACAGCGCAGATAATAATCCTTGGAGTAGATACAATCGTTGGTTCCACAGGTCTGTCTTAGAAAAATCATATCAATTAAGAGGTCAAGATTTTCCAGCCAACGAAACTACCAGAGCCAAACGTCCAATTATAGAATTCCGTGCAGGGCTACAGCTATTCAATCACGGATCTACAGCTAAACAGACTGTGGACTATATCGATACTGCAACTACTGATGTGTTTTCTATTATCGAAGGTACCAAGGGCTACAACATAGACGGAGAATTCTTGTTTGACGGTGCAAGAGTATTAGTAGTAGCAGACAAAGACAAATTAGTTAATAATAAAATTTACACAGTTGAATTTATTACGCATAATGGAGTTTCTCAAATTCATCTAAGAGAAAGTGATGATACTGAATCGATACTAGGACAAGGTGTGACTGTAAGACGCGGTGTAGTAAACAAAGGTCTAATGTTCCACTTCAACGGAACTAGCTGGGTATCTAGTCAACCCAAGACTGCTGTAAACCAAGCGCCGATGTTCGATGTCTATGATTCTAATGAAATTAGTTTTGGCGACCCTACCACCTATGCAGATACAGAATTCACGGGTTCGACTATATTAAGCTATAAGCCAGGTACTGCTAGAATCGACAAAGAACTAGGGTTCAAGATCAGTTATCTCAATATAGATAACATCGGTGACATAGAATTTAATTGGAACTGGGACACTGAAACATTCCGCTACTCTGTTAACAAGTCTCCAGTGCTGAAAAAAATATCTACAGGTTTTTATAGATTTGGATCTGATGGATATGCCAACGGATGGCAGCAACTGAATTCCAAATATATACAACCTATAATAGATGATCAAGTGGTAGAAATTGCCACAGACACGTTGATTTTTAACACAGTAAGATGGGAGAGTCTAACCGCCGACCCTAACATAAATTTCTATCTCAACGGTTCAAGATATACCGGCACCTGGACAAGAGATCGTGGCACCTTTGTGTTTAATACACCGTTCGAGATAAACGATGTTGTAGTAATAAAACTTATTACAGATATCGATCCCGATCAGGGCTACTATGAAATGCCAGTTGGTCTAGAAAAAAATCCGTTTAATACCCCTATTGACTCGTTTACTCTAGGGCAGGCTGTGGCCCATATTTCCAGTGCAGTAGAGTGGGACAGCGAATACACAGGAAAATTACCAGGATCCAGCAATCTAAGAGATCTTGAAGATTACAGACTGTTAGCCGGAAGATTTTTAAAACACAGCGGCAACGCACCGTTGGCTATAATGTCGTTATGTGACAAGACTCATAACATTATAAAATCTATTTCCTATGCTAAAAAAGAATATACAGATTTTAAAAACAATTTTCTACAAAGAGCCATTGAAATTGACTTCAATGATGACGTAGTTAATTTCGTTGATGATATTATTAATAGTCTTACCGCAGTAAAAACAGCTAAAGATGCATTTGCTGATTCAGATATGATAGGTGCAGGTGCGTATACTGCATTGCAGACAGTTGTTGAAGATCCAGGGATCTCGGTATTTTCGTTAACAGAACCGTTTGATCTAAAAACACCAAGCACTCGAGCTGTGTATGTTTACAAAAACAGTACGCAATTGTTAAACACTCAAGACTATGAGTTTGATTCTACATTCAGTTTTGTAAAACTCAAAGCTTCGTTAGCAGAAGGTGATACAATTGAAATAAGGGAATATCTCAGTACAGCTACTAACCATATTCCTCCAACTCCTACAGCTATGGGATTGTATAAAAAATACACTCCGACGAAATTTCTTGATGACACATATCAAGAACCTAGATATGTGATACAAGGGCACGATGGCAGTATCACTGCGGCCTATAATGATTTCAGAGATGATCTCTTACTCGAACTTGAATTACGAATCTATAATAATATCAAGCAAGAATACGATTCTGCAGTTTTTGACATAGATCAAATATTAGCAGGATATTACGGCATTGGTGAATATTCCAAGTCTCAGCTAGATAGTATTGTAGTGCAGGATTTTCTAAAGTGGATTCAAAATACCAACATTAATTATACCTTAAATGAATATTTTGACAGTGAAAATTCATTTACCTACACCTATTCAAATATGTCAGACCCTACCAAGACCAAGAATATCCCTGGTTGGTGGAGAGGAGTGTACCAACATTTCTATGACACTGATAGACCACATCGTTGTCCTTGGGAAATGTTGGGATTTAGTCAACAACCTACTTGGTGGCAAGCGGAATACGGATCAGCACCGTATACAAGTAATAATTTGATATTATGGGAAGATCTCGAAGCCGGGATAATTCGTCAAGGCATCCGAGCCGGCAGACATGACAGATATAAACGTCCAGGACTTGTTAGACACATACCAGTAGATGCAGACGGAAAACTATTGAGTCCGTTAGACTCAAATCTAGCACAGGATTTTTCGTTGATCAACAATCGCGGACCGTTCGTATTAGGAGACGTGAGTCCGGTAGAATACGCATGGAGATCTAGTTCTGAATGGCCCTACGCAATAGTTGCTGCTATGTGTTTGATGAAACCATTTGAATATATTCCTGATAATTTTGATAGATCAAGAATCGTAAAAAACAAGTTAGATCAGTATGTAAATTCAACAACAGGTCTCTTTATAACAATTGCCGACATTGCTCCGTATGTAACAGACTCTGTTACTGTGGGCTTGGTAAAATATTTGACCAGTTATACAAAATCTCAAGGACTGTCTTCAGACAGTTTACAGACTAAAATAGAAAAATTAGATGTGGCTCTTAGTTTTAGGATGAGTGGTTTTGTTGATCAACAACAACAGAAATATCTATTAGATTCTAAAAATCCGTCAGCTACTACTTCTGGAATTTTTATTCCTTCAGAAAATTATGATATTATATTCAACGTTAGCAGTCCTGTAACTACGGTAAGCTATAGTGGAGTGAGACTAGAAAAAACTGCAAGTGGCTGGATAGTCGCGGGGTATGATGATATTCATCCCTACTTCAATTATCATCTAGCGCAGGCCAGCAGTAAAGATCCTATAATTTCTGTAGGCGGAGTTAGCGAATCGTTTACAGACTGGATTCAAGATAAAACCTATAATAACGGTGCATTGGTAAGATACCAAAGTAATTTTTACCGAGCATTAAAAACACATCTCAGCACCGGAGATTTTGATCGTAGTCAATGGCAGAAACTAGGTGATGTGCCTAAAATAGGTGCAATAGAAGCTCAGCGTAGACGTGTGTTTAATACATTGTCGGTGAGACAGATCAGTTATGGAACACGGTTAAACTCTATACAAGAAGTAGTGGATCTATTATTAGGTTACGAAAGCTATTTGAAAACACAGGGAATCATCTTTGATAATTATGATCCTCTAAACGCTACCAGTCAGGATTGGCTCAGTGCTGCCAAAGAGTTCATGTTCTGGACCAAACACAATTGGGAATCAGGTGCTATTATTACCCTAAGCCCTTCTGCACAAAAATTAGAGATTTCAATACCGATAGGCACCCCAGACAATTTATTAGACGGATTCTATGACTATCAGATACTCAAAGGAGACGGAACTCCGTTAGCTCCAAGATTTTTAAATGTTAATAGAGGTTTTCAAAATCTCAAGATAGAAACCACAAATACCACTGACGGTATCTATTATGCAAGACTGCATTATGTAATAAAAGAACACGTTACTGTATTTGATAACCGCACAGTATTCAATGATATTATCTATGACAAGCCTACCGGATATCGTCAAGGTCGTATCAAAATGCAGGCCTTCCGTACCGTGGACTGGGACGGCGACTATACCAGTCCGGGATTCTTGTTTGACAATGTTGATATACAGACCTGGAAACCTTTCAACGATTACAAACTAGGAGATATCGTATCTTACAAATCTTATGATTGGACTAGTTTAAGAAACCAATTAGGCACAGAAACGTTCAATGATGCTAACTGGTCAAAACTAGATTCGAAACCAGTCAAACAGTTGGTATCAAATTTTGATTATAAGATAAAACAATTCAGCGATTATTTTGAAACTTCGTCTCAGGGACTAGATCAAAGCCAACGAGAATTAGCCAGACATGCTATAGGTTACCAACAACGAGACTATCTACAAAATCTTGCAGAAGATTCTGTGAGTCAATACCAACTGTATCAAGGATTTATCAGGGAAAAAGGCACCGCAAACAGTGTGACCAAAATCTTTAACAAGCTCAGCAGATCGGGGTCCGACAGTATTGTGCTCAATGAAGAATGGGCCTTTAGACTAGGACAGGTTGGTGGAGTTGATCAATTTTCAGAAATTGAAATCCAACTAGAAAAGAATAAATTCAAATTAGATCCACAGCCACATTTGGTAACCGGCAGCGAAACGCCTAATGCATTGGATCAATATTATAGATTCACATCCAATGATTTCACCATTTCTCCAATTCCCTATACTGTAGATATTTTACCTACCGCAGTGGATCTAGAACCAGAATTAACTGCCGGTTATGTTAGTTCAGGACAATATCAACATGTGATCGGCACAATGGATCAACTGACCACGCTGGATATAACCACAGTTGACGAAAATGATCACATCTGGGTAACATTCGATCAAGACAGCTGGCAGATACTGCGAGTTAACGAATCCCCACTGTTATATGTTATTGAAGCAGTGCGTATAGACGATACCGTAGTCACTCTAACACTGAACAGACCACATTCGTTGGTAGTTGATGATTATGTAGGATTCCGTGAGATCATTAACCTTAGCGGATTTTTTAAAGTTAGTGCAGTAACCAACACTACTATAACAGTTGTAGTCAGTGCAGACATCAGCGACCCCGAGTTAGACGCCAGTACCACAGTTAACATTCAGTTGTTAACTACAGCAAGATTCGCTGACTATGCAGCAGTTGATCAACATCCAGCAGCACTATTGAAAAATAAATCGTTGGTATTTGTAGACAACAACGGCAGCGATCAATGGGAAGTGGTGCAGAAAAATAAATTATATACTTCAAAATCTATAGCAGATTTTGGTACCTCCGCTCCGCTGCTCACAGGCTCTAAAGTTGTTTACGATAATGTTAATAAACACGTGATCAGCAGCATGCCTGGTGCAGGATTTGTAAATGTCTATGTAGAAACAGATACTGGACTTTCATTGAAACAGATCATAGCACCACCTATTGGATTCTACGACATTGCTCTAGGATCGTTTGGTGAAAAAATGGCGGTGAGCCCAGACGGCAAATATCTAGTGATAGGTGCACCTACAGCTAGCGGTGTAGTGAATAGATTCATGGGCGAATGGCAGACTGAAGTAGCCTATGAACAAAATGACGTTGTACTTTACGGCGGTAGACTTTATAGAGCATTAAATGCCAATGGAAATTTTGTAGGACTAGGAGATGGCAGTACTCAGATAGCTATCAACTCCGACGACTGGGTTCCGCATACTACAGTTATTCCTGCCGAAACATCAGCACGTAATCCCGGTTATTATCAGCAAGGTATGGTTGCGGTATATGAATTTGTCAGCGGCAGATATATAAACACCACAGCATTTGTGAGTCCTCGTCCTACGGATAACGAAAAATTTGGATCAGAAATTACCATTGGGGTGAACGGAACTGAATATTATCTAGCAGTATCTGCCATAGGTTCATACAACAACACAGGTAGAGTATATCTTATCAAGTATACTGGAACTGAATGGACACATATGGAAAACCCTTTGTACAAGGGCATATACAATCTGTTTGATTCATACAAGCAAGGTGAAATAGTATGGCAAGCATCTCAAGATCCTGAAGGCGAAGCAGTACGTGGCAATCTATGGCAGAGCCTAGATGGGTCAACATCAGACGGTAGTACTATCACTTTAGATTCTCAGAACTGGCTAAAGGTCAGTGACATTTCTACACACTGTTCATTGCCTACAAATATCTCTGTAGAAGATGACGGGTCTACCTTAGAATTTACAATTACAGGATTATTAACAGATACACAAAAAGCAGAATTGGTCAAGCAGGGAGATCAATTTGGGTTTTCTATGACTATGAGCATTGATGGTAGCATATTGGTCATAGGCGCTCCCGATAGTGATGGTCAATATTTTGCAAATTATCGAGGACTATGGCGCGGAGATGTAGAATACGTCGAAGGCGAAGTAGTCCGTTACCGAGGATCATCGAGTGAGTTATATCAATACTATCAGTTAGGAGATGCATTTTTAGGCCCAGACAGTACGTATCGAAGTTATAACGAAGATCCGTCAGATAGTGTAAATTGGCAACAAGTTGGTGATAGCACAACCACTTCCAGCGGTAAGATTTTTGTTTACAAGAAAACCGAGTATGATTCTTACGAACTTACTCAGATGATTAATGCCGGCTCACTGACATCGTTTACTGACATCGATTCGGGATTAGTTATCAGCACAGGTGACCAATTTGGGTTCAGTATGGACATGGATGCAAACGGTACGATGTTGGCAGTGTCCAGTCCTAGAGCGGATGTGAATTATCAAGATCAAGGTGCTGTGTATGTTTTAGAATTAGATAAACCAGTGACTGAATTCCGGGTCAAGCAGCGTTTACAGAGTTATGAAATTTATACCAATGAGTATTTTGGTTTTGCTGTATCAGTGAGTCCAGACAGCGAAAAGATAGCCATTGGAGCGAGAAATGCTAAGACTCCATTCCCAGTAAACTTTGACCTGTTAGAAGGCACAACATTCGATAATAGTAGAACACGATTCTATGTAGAACAAGGGTTCACTGGCGGAGTTTATGTGTTTGATAAAAAAGATCAATTATTCTTCCTCACAGAAAAACTCGACAGCGATTTGCAGGCAGATGAATCATTTGGCCACAGTGTAGATTGTGTGGGCACAAAATTATTGGTAGGATCTCCTTACTATAAAAATTCAGTGACCAACACTTATCAAGGAATTGCTCGTTTGTTTACTTCCAACTCTGCTGATGCCAGTTGGACCACGTTGACTAACCAACAACCATTAGTTGATTTAAGAAAGATCAAGAAAGTTGAGCTCTATGACAATGTAAAGAATGTAAAAATTCAAGATGTAGATTATATCGATGCTGCTAGAGGTAAGATACTTAACATAGCAGAACAAGAGATAAAATATAAAACTCCTTATGACCCGGCAGTTTACACTATAGGTACATCGGACGTGGTGGTAGATCCTACTATTAACTGGTTAGAAAAAAATGTAGGAAAATTATGGTGGAATACCGGAACCGCCAAGTTTCAATATGCAGAACAAAAAGATTCAGCTTATAGAATAGGAAATTGGAACCAACTAGTTCAAGGTGCCAGCATTGATGTTTATGAATGGGTAGAAACAGTGTTGTTACCTAATGAATGGGCAGCTTTGGCAGACACCAATGCAGGGCTAGCTCAAGGAGTCAGCGGACAACCATTATATCCCAACAATGATGTTTACAGTGTGAAATTTTTCTTTAGTTCTACCACTGGTCAAGTTTCAGAAACATTATATTATTACTGGGTTCGAAGCAAGGCTGTGACTCCACCTAACATGGCGGATCGTAAACGATCAGCAGCTGAAGTAACAAACTTAATTTCTAATCCCGCAGGCACTGGAATCGCATTTGTAGCATTTTTACAATCAGACAAATTTTTAAGTTATAATTTTAAATCAATTATGCAGTCTGATACTGCACTGATAAATCTACAAATTAGAAAAAATTTAGAATCACAGATTCCTGTGCATAACGAATATCAATTGCTCACAGAGGGTGTGGCTGATAGCTTGCCTTCTGCTAAACTAGAAAACAAATGGATTGATAGTCTTGTAGGTTCAGATATTGCAGGCAACAGAATACCGGATATATCACTGTCAGCTAAACAAAAATATGGAATCGAATATCGACCCCGTCAGACCATGTTTGTTGATAGGATTTTAGCACTGAAAATTGTTATAGAATATATCAATAATATTTTACAAAAAGAAACGTTTGCAGAAACCATAGATTTTACCAATCTCAACAGTGTAGATACTGTGCCTAGTTCTGCGTTAAATTTTTATGATGTAGCAGTAGACACTGATATTGATCTGCAGACAGTAGGAACAACTAACACTCGTCGTGCTGTTTTGAGAGGCAACCTTATCAACGGTGAATTAGATACCATTGATATTGTAGATCCTGGATACGGATATAAACCAAAAGAATTATTCGATCAAGAACAGAGCGGAATTTATATCGGTCCCCCGATTACTATATCTGGAGACGGGGTTAATGCTACCGCGGTATGCCATATAGATGGTCAAGGTCGTGTAATTGCTGTGGTAGTAACTAATCGCGGTAAAAAATACAGCAGTATAACTGTTCAGGTTAGATATTTTTCTGTTTTGGTTAACAACGATGCTACCTTAAATAATTTTTGGAGTATATATTCTTGGGATAATTCACGTAAAGTATATTTCCGTAGTAAATCTCAATCTTTTGATACAACAAAATATTGGAGTAAAATAGATTGGATCCGTACGGGATATGACAGCAATCTTCGAATAATTAAAGAGTTGAACAGTATCTACGAAATAGTCGATGCTCAAATTGCCATCGGTGATATCATAAAAGTCAAAGAATACGCCTCCGGCGGCTGGGCGGTGTTTGAAAAAATCTCAGATACTGCTGAGTTGTTTCTAGATAGATATCTATTAGTCAGCAGACAACTTGGTACCATTCAAATAAATTCCTCATTATATAATACAGGTGTAACTGGAGTCGGGTTTGATAACACACAGGCATTTGACACTACAACATATGACATTGAAAATTCTAAGGAATTAAGAAATATCTTTACAGCAATCAAAGAACAAGTGTTTATCGGCGACTATGCGGTAGAATGGAACAAATTATTTTTTGCTTCAATACGCCATGTGTTCAGCGAACAGCAGTATGTAGATTGGGTATTCAAAACCAGTTTTCTAAATGCTACACATAACATTGGAACACTAGCAAGCCCGCCAAATTATAAAAATGATAATTTATCAAGTTATCAGGATTATATTAACGAGGTTAAACCATTTAGAACCACAGTTAGAGAGTATATCAGCCGTTATACTCAACCAGAAACGTATTCATCGGCAGTGGCTGATTTTGATTTGCCACCAGCGTATTCGGTATCGGATGGCCGTGCTAACCCAGTTAATTCGTTATCCGCAGAGATATCGCAGTATCCGTGGAAATGGTGGGCAGATAATAATACCTACACGGTGACTGCTATAGACGTGTATCAACAGGGATCAGGCTATACTACTCCTCCTAAAGTATTGATTAGCGGAACAGGAACCGGAGCCACTGCTAAAGCATACATCTCTAACGGTAAAGTTTCAAGCATACAAGTTCTAACTGTAGGGTCCGGGTACACTACAGCACCAACGATCACATTGGTAGGCGGAAACTCTCCTACTTCTATTCAGGCCAAGGCAGTATCGGTCATAGGCGATTCCCAAGTTCGAACATTTGATGTTTCGGTAAAATTTGATAGAATTTCTACAAGCGGAATTTACAACACATTTTCACAGACGCAGACATTTATAGCTACCGGAAGCAGTTCTGTGTTCTTGTTGAATTATGCACCGACCAATGACAAAGCTAAAATTAGAGTAACACAAAAATCATCAGCAACCAAAAAAACACAAGTGGTATTGGCCAGCGAATATACAATCAATCTATATTATCAAGCCACTGATAGTTATTCTTTATTACGTGGAAAACTGATATTTAATACAGCTCCAACTAAAGATGATGAAATCACAGTGACCTATGACAAGAACATTTTGTTATTAGATGCTGTGAATAGAATCAATCAATCCTACTCTCCTAAAGCAGGTATGGTAGGAAAAGAACTAAATCAGCTGATGACAGGTATTGACTTCGGTGGAGTTAGAATCCAAGGCACCACATTTGATGTTACTGGTGGTTGGGATGCGTTACCTTGGTTCACAGACAATTGGGATTCAGTAGAGTCTAGTTCGGATTATTATCATGTTGCCGATGGCAGTACTGGTACAGTAACATTACCATATATTCCAGCCAACGGTCAACAAATCAACATCTACATCAAACGAAAGAATACTAATGTCACTGTGCGAGTTGATGACGAAAATTATTCACCCACACAAGATTCCAGCACAGGTACGAACCCAACAGCAGAAATGCCAACATTTGTCGGTGATGGCGTAAATGCAGTGGTAGCTATCGGTGACTATCTAAGTACTGTAGACGGTGATATTCTTATATTCCGGCCTATAGAAAGTGATGGATCCGTTAATATAACAGATGATAATATTTTAGATACTAGATTAAGTGGTGGATCGCTGTCGTCGATCAGCGGCGCTTATGTTACGGCTACTGGTATGACTTCAGAAGAAATAGCTATCACCGGGGGTAAATTTATAGATCCTAATGTAGTACCAGCCCCTGAAGAAAATGTTCCGGGACAGGTCATAGAAAGTGTTTCAATTAAAGTGTATAACAATTCAGCATCTGGTGCAGCAGCATTGCAATCTAATGTAAAAACAGCCAACGGTACAGATACAGAATTTGCCATAGGACAACCGGTATTAGAAAGTAAGTCAGTATTTGTGTATGTGTCTAACACACCGAGAATCATTAACACAGATTATACTATTGATCTTGAAACAAATACTGTAAACTTTTTAGTGGCTCCGTTAGTAGATGAATTTGTAGAAATATTCAGTATAGGAATCGGCGGTGTTGGTATTCTAGATTATCAAAGTTATACTGCAGATGGCACCACGGGATTGTTTTTGACTAATGCCAATTATGATAATACCAGCAGTGTATTTGTTAGTGTGAATGGAACACCGGTTGATGTGGGATTCCGTAACAGCACAGATGTAATCGATGCTGTGGGCAAAACTTTGGTAGATTTTGGAATCACACCACAAGTGGGCGACATAGTTAAAATAGTGTGCTTGGAATCAACAGCTGATATTGATAGTTCGGGCTTGTCTTTGGTACAGGTGAATGCTCAGACTTTCTACTTCGAAGGAAGTACAAGAAGTTTTGAGATTACTGGCTTTAGTGAATTAACCAGAGGCTCGAATCTAAGCTCAATAATAGTCGAAGCTAACGGTCAATTTCTGAAAGGACCGGATACAGTGTACGCGGTCTACGACGGAACTAATAACGTATTCTCAATTGGAGTAGACCCACTAGAACCTGGCGGTAGCATATTACCAGCAAATCTAAAAGTTTTAATAAACAACACACTTAGAACATTTATTGTGGACTACACCCTAGATGGACCTACGAAGGTGCTGACTGTTAACGCATCTAAATTATCTATCGGCGATACTATCAAGATTGAAAATGATCTAAGGGCAGAATATAGTATACAAGATAATATTATCACAGTCGACTCAGCATTTGATTTTGGATTCGTATCTGAAGCAATCAATCCTGCAGTCAATGTTACTTGGTTTGGCGAATATCCATCTATGGATGTTATTCAAGATGAAAGCACGGGAGGTCAAGTACAGTACAAACTATCAAGACCTCCATTATCAGTAAGTTATGTGTGGGTATACAAGAATGGACTTCGTTTAAGACAAGACAAAGACTATTATGTGAGTTTGCCTAGAGCGGTGGTATATATCACAGCAGACACAACCCCTGCAGATACTATAAAAATTGTAAATTTTTCCAACGATATATTTAAATTACCGTCGGCCTATGAAATTCATAAAGATATGTTGAATGTGTTTCACTACAATAGATTTTCAAAAGATGAATGCAAATTAACCAAGGTACTAAACTACTACGATACTGCCATAGAAGTTACTGATGCTACTAATCTGTCTCAGCCAATCGCCATCAGAAATATTCCGGGTGTTGTATTCATACAAGGCGAACGCATTGAATATATGTCAAAGTCAGGCAACACGTTGAGCCAATTACGCAGAGGTGCTCAAGGAACAGCTATAGCAAATACATATGCCCAGGGCACATCGGTAGTTGATGTGGGGTACAGTGAAGTGATACCTTATAATGAAGTTCAGCAGAGAACTGACTTTACCAGTGACGGTAGTACATTGTTGATCGGTCCTTTAGATTTTGTGCCTCAAAAGGGTGCTAGAAGTGGTACGTGGTTTAGAAATGCGATACCAACAACCTATGGACCTTGTGATCAAATAGAAGTGTTTGCTGCTGGCCGAAGACTGAAGAAAGATCCCCAATCCGTTTATGTAGAAGCCAATGGTGCTGCTAGCCCAGCCGCAGATCAGATGCAAGAAGCTGAATTCAGCGTAGATGGAGTATCAGCACAGATACGACTTACCGCTGTATTGCCAGCAGGCACTCGAATTACTGTGTTGCGAAGACAGGGTAAAACTTGGTATGCTAGGGGCGAGACCACAGCTACAGACGGCACAAGTCTAATACACACAGACACTGCAATAGCTAGATTCATTGTGGAAAAGACCACAGCTATACCTGAATAAATACATGATGGAACAAAAAGAGATCAAAATGCCAAATAATCAAGATCAACCAGTAGATACCCCTCAGGCTCGCCCTAACGAAACAGGCGGGTTTCATTTTGAGGGACACATAAAAATCCATGATCCTGAAACCAAAGAAGTTTTTGTGGACAAACGAAACGCTATTCACTACGAAAATATGAGCGTAGCTATGGTCAACAGTCTAAGCAATCAAGGCTACGGAACAGTGTATCAAATGATTTTTGGTACAGGTGGATCTACAGTAGATCCTACAGGACTTATTACATATCTTACTCCGAACACAGTTGGAGTTAATTCTAGCCTATATAATCAAACCTATCAAAAGGTAGTAGATCAAAACGCTATTGAAAATCAAGACCCAATTAGAAACAAGATGGAAATTAGACATATCAGCGGCGCCACCTATAGTGATATTCTAATCAGTTGTTTACTAGATTATGGCGAACCTTTGGATCAGGAAGCTTTTGACAACAGTGTAGATATGAATGGCGAATTTGTATTCGATGAATTGGGTTTAAAAGGACTCGGTCCAAATACAACAGACGGAAAGTTACTCACTCATGTTATATTTCATCCAGTACAAAAAAGTTTGAATAGATTACTGCAGATTGATTACACTATCCGTGTGCAGAGTTTAACTGGCTTTGCTGAGGTTTAATCATGCCATACATAGTTAATTTTACAGATAAAGAAAATAAAAGTCCTATCACAGTATTTGATAATACTTCTAGCACAGATACCAGCCTAGTTTTTCCTGGTCGAAATGTCACTGGCTACGGACAGATCATAGCAGAAAACTTTTTATCATTGCTAGAAAATTTTGCGTCTACCAAGCAGCCAGTGAACCCAGTGGAAGGTCAGTTATGGTATAACAGCACCGGCGGCTCACAGACTCTGCAGATTTGGGATAATACAGCATGGAAGTCGGCCTCCGGGATACAGAAAGGTGTTAGTGAACCCGCTGTAGAAACCAGTAAGGTTGGAGAATTGTGGGTAGATACTACAAATCAACAACTTCGGATATTCACTGGTACACGATGGATTTTGGTTGGTCCTACTGAAAGTTCAGTAGGCGGGTTACGGTACGGTCCGGTTATAGAAAAAATAGCCGACTCAGACAACGTAGATAGATTTATATTGGTATTTTACATTGCCGATATTCCTGTGATCATTATAAGCAAAGACAGCTTTACTCCTAAAACTTTAATTACGGGGTTCGACACAGTGAGGTCAGGAATAAACATCAGTGCTCCTGCTGACGCTGCCGAAATAGCTAATTTTGTAGGAGGATTTTTACCCCTACTCAATGGTACTGCTAAAAATGCTCAAGCACTAATAGTAGGCGGAGTAGAAAAAGCTGCAGGAACATTTCTCAGATCAGATACTATCAACACCACTGACTATGAAATAAAAATAAAAAACAACAATGGTCTTTCTATTGGAGTTGACGAAACATTCAAGCTGTTATCAACAGAATCATCCAACAGTATATACAACTCTGCAGCAGGCAGCTCTCTTGATTTACAAACTAATAGAAACGGAATTCCAGCAACAGTACTTAGAGTAGTAGATAATCTTGTGGGAATAAATCAAGAAAATCCCTTAGAATCTTTAGATGTTATCGGCAATTTTAAACTCACAGGAACGATTGTATCCACTAACACCACAGCTAGTACCAACTTAAATAATGGTAGCATACGAACATTAGGCGGTGCTGCAATTACTAAGAATCTAATTGTAGGAGATGGCATAGATGTTACCGGAGTTCTACAAACCAACACTATCCAACCAAAACTTACTAACATTTATGATTTAGGTACAGATCTAAAAAGATTTAACAATATACGTGCTAAAACAGTTATAGCAGATACTATACAAGGTGTACTGGAAGGAAATATCAGCGGCAACGCCCTTACAGCCACGGCCTTAAGCACAGTGACTAGTTTCCAACTAGCAGGTGATGTAATATCACCTGCTGTGCAGTTTGACGGACAGGTCGGCAGTGCAACCAAAATTTTCAATGCTACTCTTACCGCAAATATCATAGCAGGCAAATCTGAGCCAAGTCCTAACATCGGTAAGTTTGGTGATTACATATTAACATATAGACCTAGCGAAAGTACCTTGGCCAGTTCGGGACTTTTGAAACAGACTAGAGAACGGTTCATGGCTGATCTAGCTGTGCCAATTGGTGCAATATTACCTTATGCTGGCGGAACAACTCCTGATGGATATTTGTTATGCGATGGCTCGGAAGTTGAAAGAGCAAAATATCCTGATTTATACGATGTTGTCGGAGTTACGTTTAACGGCTCAGCAATTCTACTCGGAGCTGGAACTTTTAGACTTCCCGACCTTAGAGGTAGATTCGCTCTAGGTAAAGATAACATGGACAATGGAGGAACTGTGCCGCCAACAGGAGGAGGTTCTCCTGTAGATGCCGGTGGCGGTACTGCAGGTCGTGTTCCGGACGTGCAGGCCACGATCCTAGGAGGCGCTGCCGGCCTTAGCTCAGTTGCACTGACCTTGGCCAACTTGCCAGAACACAGTCATACTTTGGCCTCTGCTACACAGGATTATCAAGCGATAGCAGTAAGCACCACTCTTGACCCAGAGGCAACATCTGGACTAGGACCTACAGCTCCAGGGCAAGCTCAATACATTAAAGACAGCGGCCCTGTCAAAAAGCTAGGAGGTGTTACTCTTGGAACTGCTGTGGGATTGATGAATCCGTTTTTAGCAATGAATTATATAATCAGATCCGGTCCACCGGCATTTATTACAACGGCATAATTAGGTAAAATAATATGACATACCAGATTAACAAAACAGACGGAACCATAGTTGCCACAGTTGCTGACGGTCAAATCGATGATAGATCAACAGACATTACCTTAATTGGTAAGAATTACAGCGGGTTCGGTGAAATCTTTAATGAAAATTTAATTAAAATTTTAGAAAACTTTTCCGAGTCAACACAACCAGATCATCCGCTAAGAGGACAAATATGGTTTGACTCTAGCGAATCAAAATTGAAAGTGTATAACGGTGTTAGTTTTGTGCCAGTTAGTTCTGCAACAATATCTAGTACTCAGCCTTCGACTTTGGCCATAGGTGATCTATGGTACGATGATGTTGGTAAACAATTATTTTTCTTTGACGGTGCAGCGGCAATACTGTTAGCTCCATCGTATAGCAGTTCACAGAGTCTAAGCGGACTTAGAGTAGATACCATACTAGATACTCTTAACCAAACTAGGGTTATCACTAGTCTGTATAACAATGGTATATTGTTAGGCATATTTGCCAAAGATAGTTTTACCCCAAAAATACCCATTATCGGATATGCAGGCATTATTGCACCCGGGTTTAATGTAGGCACATTAGCTGATTTTAAAATACGTGCGACCTGTATCAACAGTGACAGTCTCGGTGGAGCCCCTGCTACTACATATGTTCGTACAGATACAACTAATGCAATTAACGGACAACTACAAATTACTGATGACGATGGACTGCTCTTTGGTTCAGCTACTAACGGATCATTGTTTATTACCACTGGTGATATAACGTTAGCTAATTCCTCAAGCAATAAAAACATCACCTTGAGTGTTAACAGATTAGACACCCAAGAAAGTGCAATAGTAATAAATGCAAGTGCTAGAACTATTGGATTATATCCTGCCATATCGACCAGTACTGTTAATCTTGGTGGAGACCTAGTAGTAAACGGAAACCTTACAGTCGAAGGAACTACCACTACACTAAACACCAGTATTTTTACAGTAGAAGATAAAAATATTATCATTGCCAATTCTACTAGTCCTACCAACGTCACAGCTGACGGTGCAGGTATAACTATCAAAGGCGGAACTGATAAAACCATTGCTTACAGTAATAGCAGCAATTGGTTAGATATTTCTGAAACATTGAATCTAGCAGCAGGGAAAGGTGTTTACATCGGTGGAACAAAAGTTATCGACGGAAACAGTTTAGGATCTGCAATTACTAGTATCCCTGGTGTTACATCTTTCGGTACACTAAACGTGATTAACGTGGGCCCCGGAACGCCGCCAGTCACACAAATGAGATTTGAAAACCACAGAATCTCCACGGTGTCGTCTAACTATGACATTGAATTAGAACCAGATGGCGCAGGAAATGTGGTGTTAATAGGCTCTCCAAAAATCACCGGCCTAGCAAATCCTACCTCTGCCCAAGATGCTGCCACTAAAGAATATGCAGATAATAAAGTAGAATCAAGACCGTTAATTTTCAGCATTGATCTTTCTGATGGAAAATCAAATACCTATATAATTAACAACATCTTAAACAATCTTGCTCCGGTGGGAGAATATAGATCGTTGACTTATGCAAGAGTATTATGCAGTTTGATCAGCAATAATGCACAGAGTCTAGAAATAAATTCGCTGCCCCCAGGCTTGTCAACAGCAGCATTTATTACTAACCATTTGACCGGATCCAGTAGTCTGGCAATTACCAATATAAGTTTTCCAACAGCCACTATTGCAGCAGCTAGTGTGTCTGTGACAAGAATTATTAAATTGTTTCAAATAGTAGGTGGTGTGTGGGCACATCAGTCAGATCAAGTGCTTCCACCATAATGAACCAGGAGCGGCATAAATGGCCTATGTAATTAATAAGTTTAATGGGGTGCAACTAGTGGTGCTTGATGATGGCACCTTAGATACCACCACCAGTCTAGGCCTAGTAGGCAGAAACTATGTAGGCTACGGTGAAACACAGAATGAAAATTTTGTATTCCTCTTAGAAAATTTCGCCAACACAGCTCCGCCAGCGAGACCGTTGGTAGGACAGATATGGTTTAACACCACAAATGATACTGCCTATGCCTACGATGGCGCACAGTGGAATCCTATTGGGTCGGCTGCATCAAGTCCAACAGCACCACCTAACACCAATGCTGGTGCGCTATGGTTAAAAACTCCTATCAACCAATTGTATATATACACCGGCACAGAATGGAGATTTATAGGACCCGAGGCTGTTGAAGGGTTTGGGTCTACTAGAGCCAGAGCTGGTTCTTTAGATAATACAGCAGGTGATCCTCAGCCGGTGATCTTTTTAGAAACCAACGGTACTGTATTTGCTATCTGTACAGCCACAGCATTTGTTATAAACCCTAGTAATTCAGTCACTGGATTCAGCAATGCCTTACAGGTAGGAATTAATTTATCCGCTACAGCCAAGATCAATGGCAGCATTACAGGAAATGCCGCTACTGCAGATCAATTATCTACTGCAAGATTGATTAATGGCGTGCCATTTAATGCTACATCGAATATCACGGTGACTGCTAATACCCCTAACTTATTGAAAAAAGGCACTTATATTTCTGGCTCTGATTTCAACGGCAACACAGAAACCACATGGAGTGTTGATGCAACATCTTCTAATAATATAGGTAAGGTAGTGGCAAGAAATTCCGAAGGTGGTTTTTCAGCAGGCACTATCACAGCCACATTTGTTGGAGATCTAACCGGTAATGTTACTGCTTCAACAGGAATCAGTACATTTAACACTGTGCAAGCCACTCAATTTATTGGTGCTACTCTGTCAGGCAACGCAGCTTCCGCTACAAGGTTAGCCACTGCACGAACTATAAATGGAGTAGCGTTTGATGGATCTAACAGCATCACAGTACCGGCTAGTGCGGACACGTTAACTGGAACAACAATAAACGGTACAGTGACCCTGAGTTCGTTGACACAGGTAGGTACACTAAGTTCTCTAAACGTCAATGATAGCGGAATATTTGTAGGCAGCGGAAATCAACTAAGAATGTTCGTTGATTCTAGTACTCCAACAATTAGATCTGCCACAGGACGTTTGAATTTTGATATGGGAGCAAGTGGTCCGGATGTCAACTTTGTGGATTCTGCAACTTCGTTAAGTCTCGGCGGTCCGAATGCTCCAGCTATCACAGGCGACAACACAACCAATCTTGGTATAACAGGATATAAATTTAACGGTGTTTATGCTAACAACTTTTTTGGCAATGCCACCACAGCTACCCTAGCAACCACAGCTACAAATCTTCCCGGCGGCGGCCTCGGAGCTATTCCTTATCAAACAGCAGCAAACACCACTGCTATGTTAGGGCTAGGAACGGCGGGTACTGTACTTACTGCACAGGCCGGCGGCCTAGCATGGCAGACGATTGCTCAAGAATCTCTAACCAAAGGAAATTATATTTCTCTGTCAGGCACGTTAACTAGCACGATTGTAGATGCTACTGGATATGCTATTCCTAGTGCAGCTTGGCAGATTTTAGTAAATGATAATGATTTTTCTGGATGGATTACTATAGATACCCCAACAGGGATACCTGGATGGACTCAATATGTTATAGTAAGACAAAATGGAAATCAAGTTGCATCGAGTTCCGATGTTGGCGCCACATCTATAATAGTAGATAGCACCACATACACTAGAAGCACTTTGCAATATCAAGGAGCGCCTGATTTTGAATTTTTCACTGCAATATATCTACAAAGATTATTAGGAAATGTTTATAATACTTCGGATTCTGATTTTTTAAATAAATTTTTAAACGGAACACTAACGGCTTGGGTAGAAATAACACCTGCATGGAATGAAGGCGGTCCGCTACAGGGTAAACGTACAGCCGTTTATGAAAACGGATCTATTTTAGTCTCTTCAACAACAACATTTGGGTTATATGAAACTATAAAAGATGTTCCAGCTAATATAACGTATCAGAAAGATGGATTTGTGCTTCCGGATAGATATACAACCTATACAATTGGTTCTACAACATACCAATTAAGAGGGTGGAGAATTAATAAAATACAAGGTGATCCGTTTCAGGTATCTGTTTACCGTTATTCGATTTCAGGTCCTAATGCTTACAATTATTACGACGGATCAACAGCATTAACACTAGGAATAGATGCAGCAAGTTCTAACACAGCCAGCAAAATTGTAGCACGTGACGCCAGCGGCAATTTTGCAGCGGGTACTATCACAGCTAATCTTGTAGGTGCAGTCACAGGTAATGCTTCTACCGCAACACAATTACAAACTGCAAGAACCATCAACGGTGTGTCGTTTAATGGCACACAGGACATAACAATCATAGCCACCGATGCTACTAAAGTAGCGTTAGCTGGCAGCACTATGACAGGATATCTAACATTAGTTGGCGCCCCTGTTAATGCAAATCACGCTACTACCAAAACCTATGTAGACAGTAGATTACCACAGTATACTATTGTCAGTGGGGCACAATACAGTACGTCGGGATACACTAATCAAGTTGGATCATTTAACGATGGCGCAAACTTTTTTGATGTATTTCCTCCAGCAGGAAAAAGCATGGCAAATATTGTAGCATTTATACCCTCTATCCATGTAGTTCATTATGCTGGTGGTGTAGACGGCAACGACAGTATCAGATGTACGTATTCTTATCTCGGTGATAGGATTAGAGTCTATGTGCAGAACACAGAACAACGAAGCACCCCAGCAGCAAACTATTTGGCCATTTGGAGTTAATCATGCATTATGTTTGTATAGAGAATAATCTAGTAGTTAGTGTATTAAGTTACCAACCTAATGTGCCGAGTTCTGTTGCAGTGGTGGAAATCACAGATGCACAAGCTGCTCAAATAGCAGCACAAACACATTATTTTGATGTAGCCAGCAAATCTGTTGCTGCGGTAGCGGCCGGAGTTACTGCACAGAGAGCTGCAGATGCTGCCAACGGTCAAGAACGTGAATTTTTAAACAGCACAGATTGGAAGATTTTGCGGCATATTAGGCAGAAAGCATTGAATATTGCTACTAGTTTATCAGATGCAGAGTACATACAGCTTGAGCAGCAGCGTGAAGCCGCAGCAGCTCGTGTAGTATGACAGTAATAAATACAAGATATTAGGGGTTAACAGAATGGCATATGAAGTCAACAAATTTAACGGTGTATTTTTAACGTCTGTAGCTGACGGTACTATCGACACCACTACAGATCTACGTCTAGTAGGTAAAAATTACGCAGGTTATGGTGAAGTACAGAATGAAAATTTTGTGCATTTACTAGAAAGCTTTGCCAACACCACAGCACCACCTAAATCTGTAACAGGACAAGTCTGGTTTGATACCTCCACTAAAAAACTCAAGTTCTATGACGGATCTAGATTTAAAGTAGCAGGTGGTGCCGAAGCCAGTGCATCAGCACCCAGCGGGTTAGCCGCAGGTGATTTTTGGTGGGACACAGGAGCCAAACAGCTATACACCTATAACGGCACAGCATTTACGTTGATCGGACCAATCGCCAGCCCGGATCTAGGAACCTCGACTATCAGTCCAGCAGTGGTGTATGGAACTGTGAGTACCGCAGAAGGCCCACATACTATATTAAAGGTTATATCAGATAGCAAAACCATAGCAATAGTTAGTAAAACTGCTTTTACCCTTGACAATAGTAAAAATGCCATAGATGACTTCACAGTAATAAAGAAAGGCGTTACACTAGCTAAATCACAGACTGGTGTTTCCACTGACGATTTTACCTTCTGGGGAACTGCAAGCAACGCCACTAAACTGGGAGGCTTCACAGCTGACCAATACATCAAAACAGGTGAAAGCTCATTTACATCAGAAGTTAGTTTCAAAGATCCTGGCTTCCAAGTAGGTGACGGTAACGACCTTAGAATCAATGTAGAAGGCGGCAACAATGTTATAATTGAAAATCGTCTTGGTAACGACATCACATTTAGAATCACAGTTACAGAAACCACAGATGAGCGAGACATTGCTTTAATTACAAAAACTGGTCTGATGCCTGGGGTTAGTAATGCCTATACGTTAGGATCACCGATTACCACTGCGTATCCTCAAGGGCTACGATGGAGCAATGTCTATGCTACCACATTCACTGGCTCTTTGGTAGGTGCAGTCACAGGCGATACTACCGGTAGTCACAAAGGCAATGTGTTGGCCAATGACAATAGTGTGATAATCAATGCTGCTACCAAACAGATAGGATTTGCTGGTGCTAATATTGTAGGAACACTAACTGGATCTATAACCGGATCAGCTGCAACTGCTGCCACCGCGCAGTTGTTAAACGGCGTAGAGAGCAGCGCCGCAGCACAACTGATTGATCCCGACACCGGTTTGCCTATTCTTGTAGCCACAGTGGCTATACGTAGCAGTAATGGTAATCTTGTAGCCAACCAATTTGTAGGAACAGCAGACAAAGTAGACCGCACCTTTATTGATCGCACCGATGCTAGATCTGATCCAGCTTGGGCAGACGGTACAGTCAGTACTCAGTACAGAACTGCTAGACTCACAGCCACTTCCTACAGTATAGCTGCAAGAGATATCAGCGGTGATATCACAGCTAACGTATTCAAAGGCACAGCCACAGCAGCTCGGTATGCTGACCTAGCAGAAAAATATATTGCTGATCAAGAATATGAAACAGGCACCGTGGTAATGATAGGCGGTGAAAAAGAAGTTACTGCTGCAGATGTTAACACCCGTGCTATTGGAGTGGTATCTGCTAATCCAGCCTATATGATGAACAGTGAATTACAAGGTGGCACTTATATTGCTCTAAAAGGTAGAGTACCATGCAAGGTATACGGTTCAGTTAGAAAGGGCGATCGGTTAGTAGCTGGGCCAAGAGGTGCAGCGATTGCAGCACATGGCAATTATGCCAATGTGTTTGCAGTGGCACTCGAGTCAACTGGTTCGGATAGTATTAGCGTAATAGAAGCATTGGTGTTATAATGACTTCGGGAACCAACGTCTTTGCTGCACAGTATGTAGCCATTCAAGATAAAGCAGAATCGATGATAGGCCCTGGTTCTGGCACACTAGGCTATGGTCAAACTGTGCAAAGTTCTGACGTGTTTACTGGAAACGAAATTTACAAAGCACAATGGGATTTATTGCGATACGATATTGTTAATATAAGACTACACCAAGACGGTGTGATTCCAAGCATTGTAACAGTAAATGTTGGAGATCCTATTGGGTTCGGAGCAGCTTCTCCCAACAGTAACTATGATACTCTTTTAGAAATAGCCCTAGCAAACCGATTTAAAATAGACGGTTCACAATCTGTTATATCTTCTAAAGGCACAGCTACCTATTCTACTGCATGGTCAACTTCTGTTAGTCTTACACTAACAGCTACATTCGCAACCAGTGACCAGGCTAGACATTTTTTCAATAGTGGTGGTAAAGTTAGATTATCAGCATCATTAACTGGGGGATCAGGCTCACAGCAATATAATGCATGGGTTCAATTTCTTGCTTCGGCAGGCATACAATCGTTTGGCGCTGACACAAACCCACTGATAAATTATTACACATTAACTAACAGTTATCAAACCTACTATCAAGGATCTTTGAGCACTGCATATTCTGCCAATTATTTCAGATTAGAAGCCAAAACAGATGTTGCCAATAACTCTACTGGTACAGCCACAGTATTAACTATCCGCGCAACATTGGCCGATAGCTATGTAGATCCAGACGTAGCAACTGGTAATGTAGAACCACCCGGTGATAGTGTGGATGGAACTTTAAGTATTGATGTAACTGAACTCAAAGCAACGGGTAGTTTAGTACCGTCTGGATCTTTTACTATTACCAGCCCAGTATATTCACTTTCAGCCATCTCAGGCAGTTGATAATTTAAATACATTATAACTTAAGAGATAACACATGGCTGTAAATGATAAAATCACCGCTACAGATTACAATAATATTAGAGGACCTCTTGCCAATATCATAGGAACAGGTACTGCTGATTCAGGGTGGGGTCAGACAGTGATCAGTTCCGCAGTATCAGAGGGAACCAAAGTCACAGCAACTCAAATTACTCAGCTTCGCAACGATATTATCAATGCACACACTCATATATTTGGCACAGCTCCTACTCCTGTATCTGTGGCAGAACACGATGTAATTAAATTCAACGCCACAACATCTCCGGTATCCAGTTATACTGCATTAGTTAATACTATCAATGCCAACAGATTCACAGTAGCAGGTAGTCAATCTGCGGTGCAGTCGTATGCTGCATCGTCAACCACATGGCCCGGAATATACGGAACTAATTGGACCAGTCTTATCACCTGCACAATCACAGCCACATGGCCTACTGCTGCCGCTGCTAGGCATTTTTGGAACAGTGGTGGTCAACTGAGAATCACAGCTGTTCGTTCGGGTGGCACAGGTAGCTCTCAGAACAACACTTGGTCTTCGATTCTAAGCACAGCCGGCACACGTACATTTGCTGCTCAAACACCGGCTGCAGGGGTAGCACCTAATGACGGACAAAATTGGTTCAGATGTTCTAACTCAAGACAACTATGGTATTCTTTATCTGGTTCATCACCTTATGGGTCAAACAGTTATAAAATCTATGCCAGAACCACTGATGCCGTGTCTAATTCTAATTCCAGTGGATCAGCCTCCCAGGGCGAATGGCACATAGAATTTGTTGATAATTATGTAGACCCAGGTCAACATCCTTCGAATCCTGTGCCAGACTACACTGATTCTGTAGATGGCACATTCACAGTTTCTGTATCTGCCTTGTATGCCACCGGCATACTAGTCCCACTAGGTACTGGAAACTTTGCTGTTACATTACCTACAGTTTCGGTCAGCGCCATATCATAACTTCGTAATTCTTCTCTAGTCTATTGTCAGCCACTAAATAAAGTGCGCAGATAATCAAGGAGAAAACATGCAAGAGCAACTTAAACAGGCTCTGGATTTTGCTAACTACAAGCAAACATTTTCAATTCAGAAAAAAGTCCTTAAAGAAAAAAATGCTGCCAAATTAACTTTTGGTTTTCAGGGCGGGCTTTTTCACATCAATCAGACTCTGTTAACATTTGTAGAAATCTTAATCCTCAAAGGTAGAACTACATCAGTGGTATTGTTAGATTCTAATCAAAATCCTATTCTCATACCTAATCTAGAAGAGTTTAGAGATGAAATATTTTCTAGATACTTTGAAGCTACTAATGAATATTTTGAAGCTGATCAAAATCTTAAAAAAAGTAGATCTGTTGAAAAGTTATTAGCACAATGACCAAAGGTATTTTAATCTATGCTCACAACAATAGGTCAGTGGACTATGCCCTGATGAGTATTGTAGCTGGCGGCCTAGCTAAAAAACAATTACAGGTGCCTGCTTCTTTGGTCACTGATCAATCTACAGTCGATTGGATGCACGAATCAAAAATATACGACAAAGCACAAGAAGTATTTGAAAATATCATTATCGTACCAAGACCTCCAGCAAATAACTATCGCAGACTGCACGACGGCGCCGAGTATAGCACTGTGACATTTATGAATGGTAACAGATATTCTGCCTGGAAACAAACACCCTACGATAGAACACTGATGATAGACGCAGATTTTTTTATATTCTCAAAGACCCTCGGAGAATATTGGGATGTTGACCATGATATACTAATAGGCGAAAGCATCAATGACATCTATGATAATAACAGACTGGGCTATTGCGACCGTTACATATCAGAGGTTGGGACTAAATTGTATTGGGCCACAACTGTGATGTTTACAAAAAATTCGTATACTAAATTATTTTTTGATCTTGTTCAGATCATACTAGACAACTATCAATATTTTGCTGACACATATAGATTTGACTCAAAACAATACAGAAATGATGTTGCATTCAGCATAGCCAAACATATTTTAGATGGTTTTGAAAACATAGATACAGTATGTTTACCTCCAGTACTAACGCTGCTAGACAAAGACATACTACATGATGTAGATCAAGATAAACTTACTGTGTTGGTATCTCACAAATTAGATGCAAATTTTTGTGCAGCTACTCTCAAGGACACAGACATACACATTATGAATAAACAAAGCATAGTAAGACATATTTCAAAATTAATGGACCTTGTATGAAATTTGGTTATCTAATTATAGTGGCTGAACACGAAACCATTGACTATGTGCAATTAGCTTATGGACTTGCATTGAGTATAAAAAATACACAGCGTCCAGGGTTTGATCAAGTTGCATTAGTTATAGGCAACAAACAAAAATTACAGAATATCAAAAGCGATTGGGTGTTTGATCATGTCATAGAATGGGATCAAGAAACATTTTGGGACGGCCGGTCGTGGATGGATCAACTTAGTCCCTTTGACAACACGGTATGTTTAGATGCAGACATGTTGTTCTTGAGAGACTACAGCCATTGGGCTGAATATTTTATCGAAAACAGTGAATTATATATCGCAAACAAGAGCTTTACCTATAGAGGCGAGACAGTCGTTGACCAACATTATCGCAAGACCTTTATAAAAAATCAACTACCTAATCTATACAGCTTCTATACTTTCTTTAAAAAAGACAGCGAGCTAGCTAAAGAATTTTTTGATCTTGGTAGAGATATAATTAAAAACCCCGTGGAGTTTTCCAACATGTTTTTATCAGAATATAAGCCTAAGATACTAGGAACGGATGAAGCATTTGCTCTAGCAGCAAAGCTGTTAGATATCACTGATGTTATATCCTATGATTTAGATTTTCCTCGAGTGGTGCATATGAAACCTATGATTCAAAATTGGCCATGGCCTGCAGATGCATGGAGTGATCATGTGGGATTTTATTTGAATAAAAAAGGACAGCTGAAAATAGGAAATTATCAGCAGCAGGATATTGTTCATTATGTTGAAAAAGACAAAATGAATCGTGAAATGATTTCAATTCTCGAGGAAATAGCATGGAAAAATTAATTGATTTTGATCAATGGTATCTGAATTACGAATTACCGCCGGTACAGTTTGTAGCTGTATTTGATCCAAACACAGGCTTGGTCCTAAGTGTTGGCCCTAGTCATGCATTTGTAAATGAAAAAAACAAGATTCCTATTGACGATGAATTAGCTCTATCTATAATAAATGCAGAAGTGAAAATTAGCAATTGTGTAGTGGATATTAATTCTAATACTGTAGAAATCGCTGAAATAAAAAGTGTTTTTAAAATAGACGATGTCTTACATAGGATTATCAGTAAGAAAGATTCTGAATTAAAACTGCATGATGTTTATCTCAAACATGATTCAAAAACTAACTGTCTAAAGATAGAGCTATCTGTGGAATACGGTGGTACTAAAAAATCACGTGCCGGTCTCAAAAAACGCAACATAGTTTGGGATGGTGATACCGAAATGTTGTTTTTTATCACAGACTACAATGATCCAAATGTGCTTTTAGAGACTGTATCTGTAAAAATCAATGAACTATTAGGTACCGCAAAAATAATACCTAACATTAATTTTACTAAATTTAGTGTATATACTAGACGAATCTTTAAGAAATATGTGATTGAATATAAATGAAAATAGTAGAATTTGATATAGTATTTTTAAGTTATGATGAGCCTAATGCAGAATTGCATTATGCTGATCTGGTTTCTAAAGCTCCTTGGGCCAAACGTGTTCATGGAGTGAAAGGCAGCGACCATGCACATAAAGCCGCAGCAGAGTTAGTAGAAACGGAATGGTTCATAACCGTAGATGCTGATAACATAGTAGATCCTAAGTTCTTTGATCTTGATTTAGATATGAAAGACCCTAAGATTCAAGTCTACGGATGGTGCGGTCGAAATAAAATAAATGGTCTCAGATACGGCAATGGCGGAATAAAAATCTGGAAGAAAGACTTTGTTCTCAACATGAAGACTCATGAAAATTCAGAAAGTGATCGAGGCCAAGTAGACTTTTGTTGGGAAGATGGATATCGCAATTTCCCTAGAGTCTACAGCGAAAGCATAATTACAGGAAGCCCATTCCAAGCATGGAGAGCAGGATTCCGCGAAGGTGTAAAGATGACCTTGCTTGACGGAGTTAAAGTTCCTCCTCAAGAAATTAAACAACGCATCTGGTGGCATAATATTCATAGACTGCGTATGTGGAGCACTGTTGGAGCTCACGAAGAAAATGGTGAATACGCTATTCTCGGAGCTCGCATGGGAACTTGGATGACTAACTGTACAAACTGGAATTATGTTGATGTACGTGATTTTGAGATTCTTCGAACTGTGTATGAGAACAATGTTGATCATTCATGCGTAGAACAAGATGCACAGATGTTAGGTGTAAAAATTAAACAACAACTTGGGCTGGATTGGCCTTGGTTAGATTCTAAACAAAGCAAATATATATTAGACCTGTACGACGAAACTATTAACCTTAACGCAACCTATTATCAGCAATGTACGATATAATTTTTATAAGCTATCAAGAACCCACCGCAGATAAGAATTTCGAAGCACTGTCTAAGAGATTTCCTAGAGCACAACGAGTACACGGGATTAAAGGTATACATCAGGCACATATTGTTGCGGCTAAAAATAGTTTTACTAAAATGTTTTGGGTAGTCGATGCTGACGCCGAGATACTAGATAGTTTTAATTTTGATCATGTGGTGCCCAAGGAAGATTTAGAATGTGTGCATGTGTGGCGTAGTAAAAATCTTATAAATGGATTAGAATACGGATACGGTGGCGTAAAACTTTTACCTAAGGCTCTTACTCAAAATATGGATGTATCTAAGCCCGATATGACCACAAGCATTAGTTCTTTGTTTAAGGCCATGCCAGAAGTCAGTAACATCACAGCATTTAACACAGATCCCTTTAATACATGGAAAAGTGCTTTTAGAGAATGCTGTAAATTAGCCAGCAGGACCATAGATAGACAAGACGATACTGAAACACAACAGCGATTAGATGCGTGGTGTAAACTTAATGATAATGTTCCTTTTGGATTTTATTCTTATCTAGGTGCCGAAGGTGGAAAATCTTTCGGAGAGCATAATAAAAATGATCCGCGGACCCTTAAATTAATTAATGATTTTGATTGGTTACAAATACAATTTGATGCAGCTAAGGAAAGAATAAGTGGACGATAAGGCTAGAATACAAAAGTTCATTCCTATCATGAATGAGATTTCGCCTACGTTCTGTATGGCCAAATGGCACCATACGACTATCTATTTGCAAACAGGCGAAACACACAGTTGCTATCATCCAGCACCTCATAAAATTCCCTTAGATGAGATTATTATAGATGCAAGTGCGTTACATAATACCAATCAAAAAAAACACGAACGGTTGGAAATGCTCAACGGTGGAAAACCCAAGGGCTGTAATTACTGCTGGAATATCGAAGCTATGGGTGACGAATACGTTAGCGATCGTAAAGAACGCAACTCGACAATCTATACAGATCAACGATTTCAGCAGATCAAAGATGGCGATTGGGATCAAAATATTAATCCGCAGTATATCGAAGTTAGTTTCGGTAATGAATGCAACTTTAAATGCGGATACTGCCATCCTAAACACAGCAGTGCTTACTACAAAGAGATCAAAGATCATGGTCCGTATGATATGGTCAAGAATCATCGCAATGACATCAACTGGTTTCAAGTTTATGAAGAAGAATCTAATCCATATGTAGAAGCATGGTGGCGTTGGTGGCCTGAGGTTAGTAAGACCTTAACTATTTTACGCATAACTGGCGGAGAACCATTATTACAATCTAGTACATGGAAATTGTTAGATGATCTAGCAATCAATCCGTTACCCGAACTTGAATTAAACATCAATACAAATTTTGGAGTCAAACCAATCCTAATCGATAGGCTAGTAGAAAAAGTTAATAATTTGATTGCCAACGGTTGTATCAAGGATTTTAAAATTTTTACCAGTATGGATACTTGGGGAGCTCCTGCAGAATATATTCGTACCGGATTGGATCTAACTGTGTGGGAGCGTAATTTAGATACATACCTAACAAAAACACAGTTGCCTATAACATTTATGATAACTTTTAATATACTCACAGTGACTAACTTTCAAAGTCTATTAGAAAAAATCCTAGAATGGCGTGAGAAGTACAACGGATTTGAACAGAACAAATGGCAGCGAGTGCGCTTTGATACACCCTATTTGAAAGAACCCCTGCAGTACGATATGAATATTCTGCCTAAGGATGAGTTTATGCCCTACATGATAAGACATCTAGACTTCATTCTAGCCAATCTAGACGATAAAAACCGCAGTAAATTCAACGACTTAGAGTATGCTAAATTTGAAAGAGTTGTAAAATACATGGAATCAGCTATCTATACCCCAGAAAAGCTGTTAGAAGGCAAACGAGACTTCTTTAATTGGTTTAAGGAATATGACCGCAGACGAGGAACGAATTTTCTAGAAACGTTTCCGGCTATGAAAGATTTTTACCAGCAATGTGCGCTGCTCTAAATTGTTTGATCTTATCATACAATGTATCATACGGTCTGGTAAAGAATAAATTTCTATTATGCTCGAGAATTGGTGTATATTCATCGAATAGTTGTTGAAGTTCTGGAATGGATTTAGACAACACTTTCTCTACACTTTTCGCGTACATCTCCCATCTAGCGGTATCATCGTCAACTTGATCATACGTGTAATCAATCCAATCCGGTAAGATAAATCCGTACTCACGTATGTCCGAGATTAATCCAGAGTATCCATAAGGCAGTATAAAATGCCCTTTAATTAATGGGTCCCAAGTTTTTTCTGTGATCGTTTTTGTGGCGATGCCTGTAGTTATAGTTTCTATGTAGATACTGACATAGCTGGCATTATAATACCGATTGGCTACCGGTAACCATGTCCCACCCTGTCCGCCTAGAATAGTACTGACCATTGTTGCCTCTTCGGGTTCTAACGCCAACCCTTTTTGAGGATCGCTGATAAAACCGTTACGAGAGTCTAATAATTTTTTCAGTTGAAGTCTTGCAAGAATTCTTGGATGATTGATAGTTTTTTCATCATCGTAGTATATCCTATTTGGAGATACAAACTGCTTTAGTTCTCCTTTTTTTTCAATGGCTGTTAACGTATACATATTAGATGTAGTGCCCCAAGTCCACGTTCTTTCATTGAGATTGTGATTGGTATAATCAGTGAAATAACATTTACTACGATTCCATAGTATATCATAAAAAATTTGATTTTTATTTTCTCGATTGGAATGAATGATTACTACATTATCAGTTAACTGCCTCCATAATTCGATCTGATAATCGTGTGATTGTTTTATATCTGTTGCTGTGTCAATGTGAAACAAACTGATAATCACTATGGTCTGATTGGTATAATATGGGCGTATACAATCTATCTGTTTCTGTATTTCTGATATGCCGTATTTGGTTAATACTGCTATGACGTCAGCATCACGCATACTATCTGTGAAAGTCCATAGATCTTCTTCTAAATCAAAGGGAAGAAAATGTGCCTGGTAGCTGGCCATTAATTCATCAATAATGGGACGTCTATAAATTTTCATACAATAGTGTGTGGCTCAGCCTGTTTGATCAAACTCTCTTTCAACAACACCTTTAATACATCGTCTGGCAGTTCATATATAGCAAATCTTCTCTTCATTTTTTTAATTTGGCTTTGAATGAAATTGTTTAAATTGGTATTTGAGAGTTGTACTTTTTCTATAGTGCTGTTTTTAAACTGATGGGTAGGAAACATCAATTTTAAAAAATCTAAATGGTCCAACGGTGTAGCATGTCCGTCATCGAAGTATGAGTTAAACAATAATTTTTGAGGTTTAAATTTATGTAGATGAATGTCATTGTGCCAAAGAATATTGAAAAAGCTCGGCATATCTAAAATTTCTTTATACATGTCGCATATCTGTATATAATGATTTCTTACATTATCCGGAACATCGCGTTTCTCATTTAAATCAAAATGATCCTGTAATTCACACATTGAGAAAAAATGATATTGACAGTTGATATCCTGCAGATATCCGTTTGTTAACGCTATAGTTGCAGCATCTCGTATTAAATATCCCAGAGGGTCGGCCCAGTTCTCAACATAGTCGTTGCTGTAAATATTTTGTGTGTAGATGTTGCCTGGTGTGGCCCACTGTCCGTTATGCCATTTATCTTCTCTACACACATTGGTCCAGCATACCATAATCAAATCATCAGGGGTAAATTTATGTACGGCATTGGCCTGTGCAATCATATTAGCGATATATTGATTACCCGCCCCTGATTGTCCGTAGTTATAAAATGGAATATCTAAATCCTCTCCTACTATCTCTGGCCAACAGGACCAGAAATACTTAGTGAAACTGCATCCAAATGCAAACAGTCTTTTTACTGGTCTAGTGATCATAAAAATATATTTTTAAAAAAATGTTTGAGTTTTATTCTACTGTATGTTTGTTCACACATAGTTTTATAGTTGTGCAACAGTAGTGCAGTATTTTTAAATCTCCACTCGATTTGTTGATCTCGAGACATGGAATCTAATTTAGAGCAGGCATCAATCACCGCAAGTAATAGTTTTTTATATCTCAGTATATTATCTGGTTCGGAATCAAAATCAAGATCAAACCATTCATCGTATATCTGATATCCCAATTCTTTTAACAACTTGTTTGAACCTTGTTGACCGTAGATCACAAAAGGTTGAAGTTGTGAAATTGGTCTAAAAGTTTTTTCACTGAGAAACAATGCGGTATTGTTATAATTTTCCATTTCGGTTTCGTTTACGATTTGAAAAATAGTTTGGGTATGAATATGTTCAAACGGTGTATCGATGGCCCAATTTATTTTAAAATTGGTGTAGTCTATGGTTCTAGGCAAAGTTTTAAACCATCTTTTGATCTGCTTGTCTGAGAAAGTGTCCAAGGAATGATACTGTTTCCAGGCGTCAACATTTATGTTTCTAGGTATTTTATCATGACTAATTAACCCACGTTGGCTTATTGATTCTTGGCACAACAAAAATGTTGCTGTGGTTCTATATTGTCGATTTCGTCTGCTGAGACTTGAAAAATATTTGTCTTGGTAATTAGCCTCTACATTTTTACGAACATCTGCAACATACTGATTTTTTTCTTTAATGGTAGTCATTACCATTTCAAATGACGGAAATGAAAATACACGCAGAGGTGGTCGGTTATGAACAGCACAATGCTCCTGCATATTTTTTTCATCTTGCAAGTTTGCAGAAACAAAAATAACCTGTTCGGGGCTTACGCTATATTTTTTACAATTATAGTATAGCATGTCAAAAAATGGCTGCTGATAGATTGGACTGAACCCTTCTGTGCTAGCATCGAAGATAAAAAATATTTCTTTTTGTTGTAGTTGCTGGATACATTCTTGTGAAACATATTGGAATATATCAGAGTTGTTGTGCCATTTAGGATATTGTAATAGACCATGCACATATCGAAATTTTTTCGGATCGATGCCTTCTTGATTTAAAATTTGGTCAACTAATATAGTGAAACAGGTGTGGCTGGTGTTGACCAAATAGTCATTGTCTTTGAGAGAATTTAAAATTTTAGGCATTAATATATGAGCAATAAATAATCTGAGTATTTATTAGGAGCATTCAATGCAGATCGGATTTATTGGTTTGGGTAAACTAGGACTACCTTGTGCAGAGGCAATCCTTAAAAAAGGACACGCTGTTAGCGGCTATGATGTTAGGCTTGTGGATCCTACTATGGTTAACATTTGTAAGACAGTAAAAGAAGTTGTACAAGATAAAGATATTGTTTTCATCGCAGTGCCAACACCACATGATCTAGAATACGATGGAAGAACACCTACTGCACATCTTTCCCCTAAAGATTTTAACTATAATATAGTAAAAGAATGTCTGATCGAAGCCAACAAGTACATGACCAAGAATCAATTGTTAGTTCTTATATCCACAGTATTACCAGGTACTACTCGTCGAGAATTTATACAACTGATTTCAAATGCTAGATTTATTTACAATCCGTATCTTATAGCAATGGGCAGTGTAGCATGGGATATGGTTAATCCTGAAATGGTTATGATCGGCACCGAGGACGGCACCGAAACCGGTGATGCAAAACAATTAGTAGAGTTTTACAATTCTATTATGGAAAATAATCCACGCTATGTTATAGGTACCTGGGACGAATGTGAGTGTATCAAAGTTTTCTATAATACTTTCATCAGTACAAAGATTGGACTAGTTAACATGATACAGGACGTTGCCATGAAGCAAGGTAATATAAATGTAGATGTAGTAACAGCAGCACTGTCAAACTCGACCATGCGCATCATGGGACCGCAATATATGACCGCCGGAATGGGTGACGGCGGTGGTTGTCATCCTAGAGATAACATTGCCTTGCGTTACATGGCGCAAGAACTAGACTTAGGATATGATCTATTCGATGCAGTGATGAATGCTAGAGAAATACAGGCTAAAAATCTAGCTAAGTTTCTTGCAATAGAATCAGAAAAGGCAGGTAACCTGCCAGTGTACATCCACGGCAAAGCATACAAGCCCGGAGTGGAATATTGTGACGGTAGTTACAGCCTGTTAGTTGGGCATTATCTAGAACACAATTTTGGGATTACTCCGATGTACATAGATCCGTTAACTGGTGATGATGTAACGGTATCTATTAAAGGGGTGATACTGTTAGCTCACAATAAAAAAGTTACCTACGAATATCGTGGGTTTGAAGAAACTCAGAATTTGTATTGCACAATAGAGAAAGGGTCCGTTGTTGTGGACCCTTGGAGAACTTTTGTTTCAGACGAACACAAAGTTATTCATTATGGAAATACTAGAAAATATTTTTAGATGAATCCGTTATGTCTTTCTTAAGTCTTTCTACATCAACTTTAAAATCTATTTTTTTGATTTCATCTTTGTATTCTTGAAGTGTACTAATCAACACATCTGCAATTCCTTCAGCAGTTTGTGTATCTAGTTCGTGTTTGACGTTGATCTCCCATACTCTACCATCTGTAAAATCTAATCGTACCGAATCTAGATACGCCACAGGCATGGTGTTCATATAAAGATCTTCAAAAACCTCCGGCCATTCTTTCACAAGATGGCGTGGAGGTTTGAACAAAGGATTAGGCATCAGCAGTTTCTTCTACCTTTTTGACTTTCTTAACTGTGGGATCGAGATCTTCTGCTTCTTTACGCAATCTTGCTGCTTCTTTGTACATGGCATCAGCTTGACTGCGATATGATTTTGCTAGATCCTTGTCAGTTAGTGCAGTATCTGACGTGGCCTGTGCTCTTACTGGCGCAGGGATATCGGAGTCAACTGCGGGTGTTGCCTCTTTAACTTCTGTAGGCGCACCCGCTACAAATGTGCATAAATCATCCACAGTACAATTCTTCTGTTCTGCTATCAACGTGTTTAGGTTAGCCAACAGTACAGTATCATTGGTAGTTGGAGTCATCATCACTGAATCTGTAGGCACTTTGATCAATCTATTATCGGCCTGCATGGCTCTCAGCATGGGCCTGCCATCCGGAAATGGACGTATGTGCATCATCTCGCCAAACTCAAATGCTTCCTGAGCCTGATCAGTTTCTACCAATGTCATGATCGAATCATGATATTGATCTGGCAGTTGAGCCACAGGTAATACTAGAGCCATATTTGACTCTCCTGGCAGAGTTCTAAACACTACCAATACCTTGGCACCTGTGTTTTGAATTCTACCTATGTGTTTTAAGCTTCTCATTTAGGCTTCCTTTTTAGATACAGCTTCAAGGAAGGAATTTAGTTTGTTGAAACTTTTACCAACTGCTTCCAATTCTGCTGCTTTGAACGCTCCTCTGCTTGTTGCAACTTCGATGATATTTTTCACAGCTAGCAGATCGCTGATATTTAAATCAGGACCTTGTGCTGCTGGTGTATCTGTTGCCGCAGGCGCTGCTTCGGCTGGTGTCTCTACGACTTGTTTGTTAACTTCTTCTGACATTAGTTTCTCCTTAGGTGTGGGCATGCAAGCATGAAATAGGTTAATTCTTTTTGATCTTCGAAACCTACAAAATGTGAAGATCTCAAATTTCCACTCTTATCCAGAGCAGGCTTTTTACAGATATAATATCTGCCTTTGAGCTTGATCTTGATCCAGTCTTCAATGCCTTCAAATATCTCAGAATCTGTGATATTCAATTCAGTGAAATGTGGAGCTACAGTCTTCAGCTTGCGCTGTTGTAGTACGTCCATTGGATTAAGGTCAAACATAGTGAAAATATTTATACGGTGGGATTATTTGGGGGTGGATTCTTGGCTAAGTCTTTTGCTCATGGCTCTGTTGTGCCCTAGCTTTCTAACATCTCCACTGAGCAGATACAGTTCAAAAGCAGCTTTTTCTTTCATTACTATGATGTGTTTTTTATTGACAAAAAATGGTGAATCAATATAATTATCTAACCAAAGTAGCACTTGCGGAGTAAATGCAAATTCTTTGGGAAACTCTATCTTGTAAGTTTTTATTTTAGCATACTCTTCAATGAATTCCAAGGCCTGGTCAGTCAATCTCAATCCTCCTTGTTTTTTATTTCTAAAACTCCACCACCATAAGGCTTTATAGTCTTTGATATTTTTTTCATTGACGGGTAGTTCTGCTGCCTGTAAGAACGCCTTGGTATAGGCATCTTTGTTCATATCATTTAATCTCTTCGCCAGAGGTGAGTTTGAAAACTGCGAAGTCTTTGGTCTTAAACAGTCTGTTCAATTTTTTAGCAAGATTGTGTGCGTGACCGGGATTTGAAAATGAAACTTTTTTATATTTTGGTCCCGGATAGCTGGCTACAAGACTACCGCTTTTGAGATTGAATGGTTGGCCGTTATAGAACACAGCCCAGATAGCTTCCGAGTCAAGAATCTGCTCAATCTTGTAGGTTTCCTTACTAGCATATTCTAAAAGAATTTTTGGTTTGGGTCTGCTCATATACGTGTTCCTAATTAACCACGTATATATTTATGTTTTTTTTTAGAACTGACCGCCGTCGAATTTAACGTCTATTTGTGTAGTAGATTCTTTGATTACTGCCAGCATTTGATGTATTTCGCTAACAGTTTTACCTAACTTCGCAGTCATCAGTGCTAACTCTGCAGTTAGTTCACGTGCTTCTTGTAAACTCATACGTATTTCTTTCTGCTGGCTACGTTCTGCCACCTGAGTGCGTTGGATAAGCTTCTGTATAGTTGGTAATGTATCTGGTAAGTTATTTTGTGACATTAGCCAATACCTGTTTCATTTCTAGATCAGTCTTGAATGGTCCTTTGTAAGCATATCTTTCAAGAGTGATTTTTTTAGGACAAAAGCTCTTGACCCATCCCTTCTCAAACTTTATACAATAGTACCCTGCACAGTATAGGCTCTTGGAATCACTGCTCTTTGTGAATAGAGGAAGTTTCTTACGAATGTCAAACATGGCATTGTGCGGCTCGGCACTAGTGGCATATCCATGCACTTCATTAGGCAATGATGTGTCGGCTTCTTTAACAATCTTTACCGTGAAAAACTTTTTACCAAATTGTTTAGTTAAACTATCTTTGGTGTCATAAATCTTTACACCTTCTTCATTGCTCATGAAAAATCTATTGTCATCATCTTTTCTTAGAGTAGCAATCTTCTCTCCATTCGATTCTACGATCCAAAATTTATTTGCTATGATAGGTTTAGCATGTATGTCTGTCATTGTTTTCTCCCAACAGGTGTCTGTTTTAATTTCACAGGTGTCTTCATACTGACAAGGTTTGAGTTTCATTCACGTATCTCGCATTGAGTGGTTCTGCATAACTCTGTGCCTGATCAGCAATCTTTTTCAAATCCCACAGATTACAGAACTTGATTAATCTTATACCAACTTGACTCACATTCTTTTGTTCGGCAGTAGCAGTAGTAATGGTGTTTACAATTATCTCTTTGATGTTATCAGGCTGATGTGTTAAATCGATAAGTCGACGATTGCGTTCATAATCTTCTAACACACGATGTTCTACACCATTGTGGTCAGACCATCTCTGAAGCATGAGATTGTTCCACGCATATCCTTTGCTTGTACGATCTTCGAACGCTTCAGTAAGACCCACTTTTTTGCTTGTGCCTTTAGTACGTACACCCGGATACGCTGAGAAGACATTATCACTGGTATCACCACGCATACATTTTTCGAACAGGAGCCATTCTGGATTAGGGGCTGGCTTGGGCTCTTGTGTTTTCTTGTCAATGACCGGTTTGCCTTTGTCATCAAAGATTCCTTGGTGTGTGATAGTGGTTTCCATTACACCGTTGTACTGTGTGACATTGGGTGCAATTAATTGGACAAAGTCTGTGTCTGTGCTGATAATCACGTGTTTGTCATTTGGATGTGTTTGTATCCAACCAGCAATTAAATCATCTGCTTCTAACTGCGGATTTTGTAGCACAGTACAGTTGGTCTTATCTGTGATAAAGTCTTTGAATGTATCAAATGCTTCCCAAAAGATTTTTTCTTCGTCTGCTTCTTTTTCTGTGTGTGCGGCACGTTGAGCAGCACGTTGAGCTTTGTAAGGAGTATAATAGTCTTTACGCCAGCTACGTCCCTCTAAACAGAATATGACATGACTGCCTTCAAACTGCTGCCAAGCCTTGCGAATACTGTTTAATGTGATGTGAAATGCCATGCCTAGTTTGATATCAGCGTCACCGTTGATAACGTGACGAGCACGAAAGAATGTGTTTGCTGTATCAACTAAGATATAATTCATAGATTGTCTTTCTTTACTGTTTTAATATCAATTAGGCCTGTGTTTACAGGACCGCCAAAATCGCCATCAACTACTACATTAGCACACAGTTCACGGAACCAACGATCTATGATTTCTTCGTCCTTGTCTCCGTCTTCACCGTATCCCTCTTGCTTTAATTTTAACACAAAAAGGTCGTTCCAGTCAAGTTCAAAAAAGCCATTACGCACATTATCTTTATTGACATGTGTTTCGAGTACACCCACCCAAGGTTCTTTTTTACGTGTTGCACGTTCTTTTGGTGATAGTTTGGCCTGCGTTTCTGCTTCTGTAGCACGTTCAGCAGCGGCAGTGGCTGCTTTGGCTGTTTCAGCAGCTTCGGCTGCGATACCTATAGATCGTTCTGCTTCTGCTCTAATCTTGTCAATACCAAATAACTTTTCAATCCATTTATTCATTATGTTCCCAACCCGTAGTGTAATTTAGCCAATGTATTAGGATCAAGAGTAGCTGGATCTTTTTGACTCATCACTTCTCTCCATTTCTTATATGCTCGAGAACCGTCTCCCTTAGCTTTAACTCGTTGCCCGCATTCGTTACAAGCATGGAATGCTGATACGAAGTCTTTTCCCTTATCAGTAACAAATACTTCAAAATCCTCAACAGTAAATTTATCAACGCACCCATTAAATGTGCATCTAACCTGCATAGTCTTAGGATCGATAAAACTAATATCTTCCTTCTTTTTTGCCATACGTTTAACCATTATGTTCCCCATTCATTTTTAAACAGTGGTACCTGCAGTCTATCACTGTATCGTAATCCCATCTTCATTGCTAGTTCAGCAACACGGCGATTATTTAGTGTGTATACACTTTCAACACCGCCCACAGGCATGAGATAGCAATGTCCAGTGAATCCTTCTGCACGATATATATCTAAAGTTTCTAACGCTTCTTCGGCATCTTCTTCTGTGGCTATTACAAATTTAAGATAGGTATGCCCAGCTTCTTGATATTCACAAACAACATCCGGCTTTATGGCTTCGTGTCTAGCTTCGCCCGAACAACTGAGCTTGGCACTGACACTAAACGTAACCTCTCTATCCCACGCAGTAGCGGTCCACTCTCCTAGATAGTGTTTAAACTCTGGAGTTAGCTTTTGAGTACCGTTTGTTTCGAAAGTAATTTCTTTAAGACTACGCATACTTTCGTGCTCTAACAGGTCCGGATAAGCACGTTGCCAACCTAGCAAGGGCTCGCCACCTGTGATAACTAAGTGTTCTTCTTTCCAGTGATCCTGTGGAAGAATTTCCATAATGCGATCTGTAATTGCTTCACTAGTAAGCATTGGACTAAGATTCTTAAAGTCAGGATGCCAGCTTGCATAACTATCACAACCTGTGCTAACTAGTGGCAGCTCTTTGTAATCCTTAAAAGGATGCATAGCATTCATAACTGCGATGTTGTCTGCTTCCGTACTTAGTTCACCACGTGGCATACCAAAGCCAGCACATTTAAAGTTACAACCAAATGTGCGTAGAAACACAGAAGGAACACCCATATAGCGTCCTTCACCTTGTATGCTGTAGAACAGCTCTGCGATTTTAATTTTGCTCATTGTTTATTATACCTTTATGTATGAAATTTGTCAAGTCCTCTTTGACCAGGCTCCACGAACCATCGTTGTTATCAATCCAATTTAAACAATCACCTTCTTTCCAACCAGCCTCGTCTAATAAATCCTGCGGCAACGATAGTATACCATCTTCTTCAACAGTCACGGTCCATGATTTCATGTTGTATACCCCATGCTATCAGGATTTCTTTTACGTTCTTCATCTAGCCGCTCTTTGATCATTTTCCTACATTCTACTCTAACCTGAGGAGGGATATCTGGATGAAAGTCTAAGTCTCTACAATTATAGTATCTGCCAGGCGGTTCACCCCAGTTGTTGATGGCAATTAAAAAAACTGCTATAAACGCCGCAATGACTATTAAGATATTTTTCATATATAGTCGCTGACTAATAGTTGGCATATGAGTCCTTGATGATCGTCGTCAAATACAAAATTCATATAGGTGTCTGTTAACTCTGTGGTGTATTTGTCCCCAGGTAATCCGAACCGTTCTATGATTGATACCGTGATTTCGTCCCAAACAGGAATACTACCTGCCTTGGGACTCCACGGTACATGCACAGTTACCATTTTCTATAGTTGCCTCTTTCTGGAATAACATGTCGAACCCCGCCTGTGGGATCTTCCATGTCACCGTTGCGTCTGGGAATTAAATGAACATGCGGATAAGGTACAGTCTGTCCAGCTGCCTCTCCCCAATTTATTCCAATATTGAATCCGTCCCATTCACCACTGTTAACTTTTTCTTGACCAAGTCTAAGTGCGTCAGCAAAACAATCTTCAATAACGCCCACGGCTGAATATTTAGGTACGAACAACAAATGTCCTTCTGTTACAGGATACTTATCTTTAAAAACAACCACGTGAAAGTCGTCTTGTACAACATCATTCCACGGTGCTTGTCCTGCATCACGTGCATCATCTAATGAATAATGTAGATTCATCGTTTGTATTCCTGTTTTTCTTTGGGAAGATCGTCTTCTCGAATAACAAACTCACGGCCGCCTAAACTGCCAACAAATGCTCGAGTACGTTCAGCGTAGGCCAATCGAAGTTTAATAGTTTGAAATGCCACTTCTAAAAATGCTTTGGGCTTGTAATTTAGTACATGCATATCAAAATCTTTGCCATTATCAGTACAATGCACTTTGATCTGTGTATCAATCATTTGGTCCACCAATCTTCCCAAGGAAAATCAATCCATACATCGTTTTCGGCTTTGTTAACTTCCATACCAACATAATCCATCTTAACATTGCACTTGCTGGCAAGATTATCTACCAACACAGCAAATTTAACGTTATTGTTCCATACTTCTTCCCAGGCTGGATCATCTGGAAAGCAACCACTTGGCCAATCCTGCATGATCCAATTAAGGGTGGTTCCTTGATCGTTGATATCGTCTACAATCAGAATGTTTTTAAAAGTGGTATCGTCATTAACAGTACGTTCCTTGGATAGCGGACCTAGTGCATCCTCAGCCATCCAAAGATTACTTTCAGGACCAACTTCTCCGTCACGTAAACTAACATTTAATGTATGCAACGGAATATTAAAATATTGACTGATCATAACGGCAGGAATTAATCCGCCTCGAGTAATACCTACAATATAATCGGGCCGCCACGTTCCTGTAGCAAGCTCTCTACAAATCTTGCCGACTAACCCATTTACCTCATGCTGGTTGATTTTGAGTTTGTTCATTTCTATCCTTAAGATACTGTTCGTGTTGTATCCATTTGTTGTTGACTAAAAATCCCCATTCACGTTTATGGGGACCTGGCATAAACAGGGTCCAGGCAGTTATTCCAGGCCTAAGCTCTATACGATGATAGCTGTTAGACCCACAAATACGGAAGTGACCAGGACCACGCCAATGCTTAGTTTCTCCAACCATTTGGCCATCTTCAAAATTAGGAGTGTATTCATAGTAACCACCTTTTAATATCAGTGTAGCATACGGCCACGGATGATCGTGTACATCATCGGGATCACCCTTGAGAAATTTGTGTAAAAATACGTTGAATGGAAAACGGTTTCTTTCTTTCAAGAATAGATAGAACCGTTCTAGATACGGTTCATTATTAACACGATCATAAATGATACGCTTACGGCCTAATCGTTCAAGCAGTTTCAAAAACATTATTAACTTCTTCCTTGAGATATCTTATCAGTTCTTTATCCGTGGGCATCACACTATAATTGTTCTTGTAAAAAATTTCATAGCTGTCGCTGCCGTATTTTCCAATGCCATATAACATTGTAGCATCATTTCCGTCCCAAGTCAAATAGTCTTGACTCATTCTAATCAATCGATTGTAACGAACGTTCAGCATTCCTAAGGGCTGGATTATGCTTTTGACAAACTCTTCTTCTGCGTGTAATAGTGCTAATGCTGTAGGAAACCAATATAGGAATTCGGGTAGTGTTGTCTTTACCGCTTTACGACCGGTTTGGTTAAGCATGATCACACCAACAAAGTGTTGCCAAGCATCATCGACTTGTTGTTGAACCATTAGATCGTCACGTAGAGGTTTGATCATTCTACACCTTCGCCAAACCAATCATCAACTTGATGTTCTGCCTCTTCCTGTGTCATTGCGTGTACAAAAATACGAGCAGGCTCGCCTACAGTATGTTGAATATTAAATTTTACAACACCTGCAGGAATAAGCTCCCAATCTCGTTCTACAATAAACTCTTGTAGATTTTTAGCACGAAAGATTAAATTGTCTGTGAGATCTTTTGCAGTATTCATTGTTGGCCTCGGACTATGTTCTTGTTCAACGCTTCGTCGTCACTGCGCAGTTGATCTTCCATGTACAACATCAATTGATGTTTATACATATCTTCTGAAAGTCCATGCCAACCAATGCACTTGCCAGTAGGACTACGGCCGCAGCCGCAACGACCGATATCTTCTGTGTTTTCTTCAACTCTCACTTGCATGTCTTTATCCTTTTTACCAAATATTTTTTCAAAATTATTAGCGAATTCATCTTGACTTACGCTAAATGGTCTTGGTTTACTTCCTTTTCCACCGTCACTCATAATTACCTCGGCGCAAATTCTTGTTGTAGTTTGATGTTATCAAAGAACTCTTTCTTTGTATGCGGATCATCTTTGAATGTTCCTTTTAACACTGTGGTCTGTGTTAGACTAGAGTGTGCCATAATGCCTCTATTCTCACAGCATCCATGGATAGCTTGAACATAAACAGCTACATTTTCGCTGTTTGTAGCTTTCATTATTTCTCGGGCAATGTCGTTGCAGAGTTCTTCCTGTAGTGTACCTCTACGGGCACACCACTGAGCGATCCTTGTGTACTTGCTTAACCCAATAAGTTTCTGTGCCGCAATAATTCCAATATAAGCCACCCCAGATACAGGCTGGTGATGATGACTACACATACTACGAAGCTCACTTCTAACCACCAACATACCTTCGTACCGATCTGTGCTGTCATTGGGGAATGCTGTTGCCTCTGGTGATGGTTCATATCTTCCTGCCATTATTTCGTTAAAATACATTTTAGCAAGACGACGAGCCGTGCCTTTCGAGTTAGGATCGTTTTCTCGATCAATCAGCAAGCGATCTAGCACAGTTTCAAATGCTGCTGCGGCTTCGTTGATGAGTTTTTCTTTATCGCCGTCGTGCAAGTAATCGGCAATGTTGTCACCTGCCCAGAAACGTTTGTTGTCACGTTTCATCTTAAAGCGAATAGCATCGCCTAGGTAACCTTCTTCATAGCCCTTGTCGTCTATGTTATTGTATGTTACTGATTCTGTCAATTTATTCTCCGAGTTAATGACGTGGATGTCTTTGTATTAGTATACAGGTTTATTTAGATTTTTGCAAGTAGTTTAAGAAAATATTTCATTTTATTGTCAATGCTGCTTCTCTACCTCCAAAATTTCCTCTAACAAACATATTAAATGCAACAGAAATTCTATCATCCTTAGAATTGTTTATTTCTACTGAATGCATTACATTTGAAGGAAATATGATTATATGATTTTCAGTTGGAGTAATAGACCATGTACTACTATTAAAAATATTTTGTTCTGAAAATTCTAAACTAATTGTGGGAGAAGCAAACCCTAAATATGTTTGATATTTGTGAAGTGTAAACTGTCCTGTCTCTTCTGCTGCCGTCTTTAGATATAACACTCCCGAAAACAACGAATTGACATGTCTATGTGCATGTGCAGAGCCACCTGGCAAAAATTTAACAGCCCATGAAGTTGTTATATAAAATTCTGTCTCGGGTTTGATTTTTAAAAGATTATATGCATAATCATCGAATGCGTTGAGAACTTTATTTCTAATTTCTAAACATTTAGGATCATCTAATAATGTAACATTTTCAGTGATAAATCCTTTGGTATCAGACATTGAGTTGAACTCTAAGTTTGAAATGTAGTCAACACTTTTAGAAGAGATTGGATCTACCTCAGATGTGTAAATAGGAACACCAAATAAAGAAGCTGCTGCCGGCATAGGGTATAATCTCTCTATAGTTATGTTAACATCTTTAATAGTTCGTTACAACTAAAAAAGTTTTCTTTTAATGCATCTACCTGTTTATTCAGGATTGGTAGACGTGTTTTATAATTGGCCATGTGTTCTATAATTAAACGACACAGATCTGGACGATATACAGTGTATGCATCAAAACTTTCAGTCCATCGGCTAGGATACTTAAAGGTATCAAATGCCATTTCACTGTAGCTGAGTCTATCTGGTACTAATGGTATCGCATCAACAATAGCGCCTTCGTACCAACTGATGCCCAGTGTTTCTTGTAGGTTGGCGCTAAACACCATCTTTGCTTCGCCTAGCAAATTATGATATTCGTTCTTAGTTAGTTGTTGGTCTTGACATACTACGAATTCATATTGTGGTAAGTGTTCTTTTAAGTCACGGAATATTTCAACCTGTTTCTCGGGAGCGATACGATGCGGGAACAAGATAAGATCACGTTTGGGCATGTTCTTATACATTAGCAATGTATCTGGCATATACTCCATGGGCCACCCTGTGCGTACAACCTTGTTATTGAATACAGTATCATCTAAGACAGTCTTATACATTGTTTGTCTACGATCCGGATCTGCTTGGATCAAGTTTTCGTAAAACATATGAATATGAAAGTCTGTAGCAAAGTAGTTGTGATCAAATGCGTGATAGAAACTCTTCTCAGCATTTCTAACCCAAGGCTTATCTCCCACAAGCCGTCCTAAGAAGTCTTGTGGGTCATAACTGCCAGCATGCCATAGGCCATGGGTAGTTACTGGTATACCTAGTAACTCACTCATGTATTTTAGATTAATGATACCTGGATGCCAAGCATCAGTAAACACAAAATGATCGCCGGGATTAACGGATCCGTTACAAAATAACCGACCCATCTGCTCCACTTGACTAGCCTTGTATATATTAGTGCCGCCAAAGTTGAGAAATGCTCCAGGAGTGGTAGCACTAGGAATGTCCGTAGGACCTGATATAATGTTGACATTGTGTCCTGCCTTTTTAAGCAATGCCGGCACATGAGTTTTCCACTGACCTGTATATCTAGTCTCTACCGCTTCAAGATCAATAAGGAAAACTCGTGCCATTCTTTAACCTCTCTTTTGAAAGTTTGGTCTGTTGCCTTGATATGGACGTCTTGGCCGCTTGCTGGCAAGATACGATCCATAGTTTTGACTATCTCTGCGATAGAGATCTGCTGGATTAAAATCGCAGAGTTGAATTCTGCACCAATCGTGGTAGGCCTCGAGGTCTTCCCACACCTTTACAACGTCAGGACGATTTTCAAAGTACCTGTAGTCCTTGTAGTTTTTCATCTGTATTCCTTTTAGTATTTGATGAATGAACCATTTTCTCCGTCTTCGGAGACCTCAATCCAAACCTCACGGCCTGGATACTTTTGTGAAATAGTGTCGTATAATTCGTCCGACATCATTTCGCAACTTTTATGATCTAGCGACAAAACACCTTGTGCGCTATGATACAGTTGTTCAAGCCACCGCTTGAACTGTATGAATTCCACATCTCTATCATTGTGGGTGACACTAAGCCATACCCTAAAATGGAAAATATGACGATGAGGATTAGCAAGAAACGATACATCATATTGATCTCCTGTTGCTAGGTTAGGGTCTGTTGCGGCCGCAGGATAGCAGTGAATGCCTTCCTTTTGAAATGTGACCCAAATCATTTTAAGCGGTCGTTGGTCTTGTCTAATGATCATCGCAGTTGTTCCATGGTAATGATTTTACTTAATGCGTCGCCGAGATCTTTGTCGTCGGTGACTACGTGTAGACTGTGTCGATTCTCATCGCTCTTACGGTCATACTTGGTAGTTTCGATAATAGTACCACCACTGGCACCATATACACTTAATCTGAATCCTTGAGAATGCAAGTCCGGACCATCGCTGTCTTCAGGAGCATAGCACTCATTGGGTTGACTATCGTTCATCAACCAGTTGCGAATTCTTTGTTTAATGGTTAGTTTCATAGGTCTTTCTTCTAGGTATGGTCTTGCACGTTTTATTTTATTGGCACCGGTAATTCTAGGAATGCGTCTTTGACTAGCTGTCGATGCTACTGCGTATCCACCACTCATTTGATAATCTCATCTTTGCCATATTGATCCCAATTAGTGAAGCGATCTCTTCCTAATAGATCCTGTAGGTTATGACACCACACCCCAGGATTGCTTGCGTTAAAGTCTTTGTCATCTATCTTCAATGTAGCATTGTAACCTAGTTGATTAATGTAAGGTAATTTTACACTGATCTGCGGAATAAATCTACGCTTTTCGGTAAGGCCGCTTTCGAGTAATCCTTCTGCTTCGCTGACATCAAAGTCTAGTGTACACCAGAATTCGTGTTCGCTATCTAAACATACATAGATCATATTTTCCCACGGACGCCACGTTGCAGCATCATTGACGCCTAGAGTTTTAAAACTTTGATTAGCACCAAAATAGATATGCTCACATTCGTACTTGCTAGCCAGTTCCATGATGGTATATGGATCGTGTACACCTACGACAAACAATGTTTTCATTCCGTAGGCAGGAGTACGTTCAATTTCAATTCCTACAAAGAAAGTAATAGATTCTTTGACGCCTTCGGTGTATGTTCTTTTCATAGTTCCAATCCGTTTCTTCTTGCTTCTTGTTCTGCCTGTGCTTCTTGCATCACTGCGTTGTGCTTGTGTTTAAGTATAACAATATCGTCCTTTAAACGCAACCTCTGTTTCTTCATTTCGTCTATTTTTAGGTCATCATAGATGCCAGTTTTCTCCATACTGTCTATCTGTTTGTCCAAAACTCTGTGAGCTTCTTCTAGATGCTTGATTTTATTTTGATACATGTTAACTCCTTATTCTACAACCAAACTGTTCAACTCGTCATCGTCTGGATTGGCAAAATCAATTTCGCCTGCTTTCTTACCATCATCGAAATCAAATAAGTTACCAAATGTATTAGCAGCAGGACCACCTTGTAAGCGTGAACCTTCTAGTGATTTCAAGAACTGCGCACCAGTTTCAATCATATCAAACGCTTCTGCTTTGGTTTTAGTATTGAATAGTTCTTCAACAAACGTACCAAAGTAAAGAATCTTATTCGGAACCCAATCGCTGAATTCAATTTCTTTCTTGCCTTCAATGCTCTTCATACGCCAGTCCGGAGTGAATCTAGTACATTCGATATCCATCAACTGTTGAGCACGTTGCACGGCCTTGATATGGCATTCTACATTATGCCCCATCATTAGTGCGTAGCTGAAACTATCCCAACTAGTCTTGTTTGGAATCTTGCCTAGTTTGTTAAGTCTCGGAACTTCCTGATAGTGTTCTGGATTCAAGTGATTAAACTTGACATCGCCGAGTTCAGCATCTGTCTTGCGAACACCGTAGTTGTAATATGCAATATCGCCCATGGTCAAACGACTTCCAAACTCACTTTCAAACGGAAACGGAATATCAAAACGTCCTGAAAGTGCTTTATTGTCCGGAGCCTTGTCCATGATAACACTCCAACGCTTGTTGGTGTGCTGTGCATTTGTGTATACAAGTCCGTGAGCAGTAGCAATGAACGGGCTTGCACAGTCGAAGCTGATTGTAAGTTCTGGATTGATATGCTTACGGATTTGACGTTGAATCTGTGTTAGATAACAACTCCAGTCTAATTGTGCTGTACCCAAGAAGTGAATCCAGTTCTTACCTGTAAGCATGCCTTCGTCACGCATGGTCATTAGACGTTTGAGTGTGATGTCCATCTTACACATATTAGCGCCACCGAACGCCCATCCTTCTGCTTCTTTTCCTGCAAATGGTCCTTTAGGATCGCTAAACTCTACAACACCACGATACCACTTTTCCGCTGTGTCCCAATCACCGCCTTGCAGTACGTTAAGCCACTTGGTAGCTCCCAAGCGATTATCTAGAAAGTACTTGTTATTATAACGAGTCTTTTCTAAACAGTCTTCGAATGTTTTTAACCCAGTCTTTGGACTGTGGATATGGTCACATGCCCACGTAGGCACGTCTAACATCATACTCCAATCGGCAGTTGCTTCTAGCCATTCGAGAATCTTTTGACGTGTCTTAGTAGCTTCTACACCTTCGAAGTTCAACCAATCAAATTTAAGAACACCTTTACCGATCTGGTAACCACCAGAGTCACCTAAGATCATTGTGTTACCACGATCACGCTGTTGTATCATTGATTCCTGATCTTGTGCTTTGATAACATCAAGTTGAGCGTGGCCTGCTGAATACAGAGCATACTTATAGGTAAAGTATCCTTGATCTGGATTAAGAAAATTCATTCCTTCAATTCCTTGATCAAACCCTGCAGGAATACGATCCTTTGATACAAACTCTTCTAATCGCTGTTTTGCAACATAAGTGGAATAGAAAGAACTAATCGCTGGCAGATATACTGCATAGTCCTTTTGCAATGGTGTTAGATTAACTGGTGGTTTCATATTCTCTCGATAGTTTTGCTGTAATGTCTAATTGTTGTCTTGCCTGTTCTAGATTGTCTAGTGCTATTTTAACAGCCTTGTTCTCTTTGGCCAAGCTCTGCCACATCATTTCTTCATCACGCTTCTTACGTGCCCATTGTATAATGTCTAGCACATCTTGATCTAGGCTTACGGTAGCGTAACTGCTAGATATTGTTTGCCAATTTGATCCGTTAAACACTTCTAGTTCGGTGTTGTGGATACGCATCATCCCAGTCATTGGGTTGCTTGAGTTTGGACCGACATATGGTAGGGCGGTATTTCCGCCACCAACCGTAATGCCTGTTACGCCTTGTAAACCTTTGATCATATTTAGGCAGCTTGTGCTGGGATGATATATTTGTAAGTAGCAAGTCCGCTATCTAGAGTGATCTGAATAGCACCTTCATTGCTCAACGACATCTTAGTGGTGTTGGTATCTGCAATCTTAAGTATGCTCAAGATTGGCAGCACAGGCCAAGTCCAACCACGATCTAGTTTGCCTGCAACGTTTTGCGCAAACACAAACTCACCACCGTGTGTTGATGCATCGCCGAATGTAAATTTAAGATTACCACCTTCAGTTTTTGCAAGGAACGTAGGATGCTCTGAGTTCGCACCTGCTTGGAAGTTGAAACGGATCACAGAAGTCACTGAAGGTTCAATTTCTACGTCCCACTTGACACCACGGAACTTCACAGTCTTCATCTTTTCGTTGATGATTTCTTGATTCATAAAGCGATAATCGTTCTTGAAGTCGCTGTCTTTGTTTTCAAAATGCAGGCCCACTGGCAAAGTTTCACCATTGCGTTCTGCTGTGGTGATACTGATCTTTGCGCCTTCTTTGTACTCTGCACCTTCTAGCAGATATTTCAACTTGTTCAGTTGCGGCATACCAAATACACCGATCATATCCGGATAAGGATTAGCAGTTTCTGCTTCCATGATTACTGAACGGTCATCTGCCATTGAGTTAATAGTTGTGCCTTTGTCTGTACCTGTGACCTTGACTGTGGTCAAGAAGCCTAGATTCTGCGTATGGCTAACGATGTCTTGTAGTATATCTTTCATTAAGAATTCTCCTGTATATTAAGATTATATTTAGATCTAGAGTAAAAAGCAACCGCAATTTACTCAAAGTCAAAAAGTTTTGCGAATGTATTGTCCGACCTTGTTGAACTGATGTCCCATTCTAGAACACCAATAAGGTTTCCTAATTTTTCATCTATGACTGTGGTCTCCATTTCTGCATCATTGAAAGGCAGATCTTTGAACCACTGTGGCAATCTCAGTTCATCTACAGGATAGGCTACGGAAGTATGTCCCATGGGGTTGTCTTTGATCTTGCACACAATTACTTTCATGCCATCCACAATCTGCATGGAGTATTTGTCATCCATCATACGCTTGAGAGTGTTCCAATTCAATGAAGCTCTGACATGTCCGGGCATGTTGGTCTTACCAGCTTTCTTTTCCTTACTGGCATACTCAGTGATGTTATTGGCACGTTTGGGTGAACCCTTCTCCCAACCTGGTCGAGTTTTAAACTCTGTGCGGAAATCAGTAATATATTGCAGTATCTCTTCTTTGGTCACACCAGTTAGTGTTTTAGTTAGTACTTCACTCAAGAAGTCTTGTATAACAACCGGGGTATCTGAACGCTTGAGGTCAAGTCCCATGGCTTTGATCTTGCCTGGCTTGCCTTCTGTGTCTGCTCGTTTACCTTCTTTGTCGTAGTAGAGCACTGCATATCGCTTTTTGGTGATGAACAATCCTTTGCTTGCAACAATTTCGCGACCTGCTTTGATGACCTCAGCTCTGGTTCTAGGGACATGAAATGCTTCCTGCATGAATTTAACAAATGTGCCATTCACCGTTTCTCCTATGGTATCATAAAGTTCAACCACTGATTCTCTATTCCAGGGAATCAGCCCTTTCTCAATGTCTTTTTTCAGGGTAGCATACGCTGAAAAATAACAAGAGTCTGTGTCACCGTATATGACCGCTCGACCGATGTGGTCATACTCTCCGGTAATAATTTCATTAACTTTAGATGCCATGTGTTTGGCAATTTGTCGTCCAGTTAGTGTGGTACTCTGACCAATCCTGTTATCAAAGAATCTACAGCCTGGATTTAAAATCGCACCATAGAGACTGTTTAACAGAATCTTCTTGACCAACTGTCGCTTGTCCCAGTATTCTTCTTCAATCTTGTTACCAGCTTGGATACATTCTTTGAGCTTGGCCTGCATTTCTTTACGTTCTTTGTACCAACGAGCCAACAGTCCCGATATCACTCCTTCAGTTTCATAAGTGAATATGGTACCGTTGGCACTAATCATCCAGGGCTGGTTGCTGTCGAATATAAGATCATAAGCCTGTGCCGCACTTAATGTATCAGAACCACCACCTTCCCAGTCAATATTAACTTCTCTACCTACTTCTCGATTCATTACTGCGGAATACTCAAGACTACCAAATATACCTTCCCATGCTGACGCAAATGATTTTCCTTTGGCCATTTCTGCAGCAATATAGTCTTTGGTTCCATCCTGTCGTAACTGGCCAACGATGGTTTCGGGGCCCATATTCAAAGCCCGAATAGCACTAGGATAGAGACTATTAATGTCAAGAGAGCCAATCCATTCATGTATACCTTTCTTTGGATATGCAACGTAAGCACCAGCAGCCTGTGTGTCTCCGTGCTCTTCCATCTTTTTGCGATTAGGAACTATCATACCTCTGCGATGAGCTTCGTTAATAATAGCTTGTTCGGTTACTGCTACTGCGCCCATGGTGGTTGCTAACAGCACTGTGTTTTCGTGTGCAATTGTATTAGCCAAGTCGATGAATTTTAATTTTCTATCAAGTTTCTCAAGAAGCATACAGTCATTGATGTTGTATTCGATGAATGTTTTGAAGTCATTGTTGTACAATTGATCCAACGTGCCTTCATATTGTGTTTTACGCTCACCTAATTCGTATTCAGCAATTGCATCCAATCGATATGTATGGCGTTCTTCATAGGTATACTTGCGATATAACTCAAGACTGTCTATATGAACACGCCCATGGAAGTCATAGGTAGTAGCAGTTTTGCCAAACTTTTCATATTCACGTTTCTTAGGAAAACAATTCCACAGACAAAATCGTCTTGTATCTTCTTTGCTGAGAACTTTGGTAACACGGTTAACGGTGTATGGAATATCAAAGCCCTCTGAATTCCAGCCACTTAGCACATCCGACTCTTGTATTAGATCCAAGAAAGTATTCAACATGTCTGCTTCGTTATCAAACAGCATTGTATTGGGAAATTCTTCAACCTGACGTTTAGCCTCTTCCATACTCAACGTCTTAGGAGGAATAGCCAAACATACCATAGTCTGCATCCATTGAAGATACACAGCAATGGCAGTGATTGGCATAAACGGATCATCAGGTGATGCATAGCCACGTTCTGGATCGAAGTCAACCTCAATGTCGAAGAATGCTACATTTAGCTTAGGAGCATCTTGATTGAGATAATGATCTTCTAGGCATCGATAGATAGGATTGATGTCTGACTCATAGAGCCGTTTGTTTGAATGAATAGCAAGTTCTTTGCGATGTTCTTTGACATTTTTTGAACTTACACGACTAAGGGGTTCACCTTTGATGGATTGGAACTTACCTT